CTATTGGCAAGCCTCGACCGCCGCTTCCAGCCGCTTCTCGTACCCTTTGCGCTGCAGCCGCTCGGCGCGCAGCGCACGCATCTGCTCGGCAATCGAGGCGCCGATCGGCAGCACGTCGACGGCGAACACCGGCCGCTGCACGCGCTCGGTGCGGCAAGAGACCGGCACCGGCACCTCGACACGCACCACGGCGGGCTCGGGCGGTTCGGCCACCTGGCCGGCGCAACCAGCCAGCACCAGGCACAGGCCAATAGTTAGCCGCTTCATTGCGCACGCTCCCTCCGTAGCTCATCGTCGAATGCCGCCGAGGCAGCAGCGCAGGCATCAGCCCCGTCCGGTGTGCGTTCCTGCAGTACCTGTTGCGCCTGCTGATCCGCCTGCTGTGCCTCGACCTCAGCCTGCCGCTGCAGATCCTTGGCGCGAGCGGCGCGCTCCATCGCGCTGGCACGAAGGTCGGCCAGCGCCGCGTTCTGCTCGATCACCTGGCCGAGCAAGTTGGTACGGGTGGTGCGGCAGGCGCCGAGCTTGCCGGCGTCCTCGATGCGCGCGTCACGCTCGGCGGTCAGATCGCCCTGCAGGCTGTTGACGCGGATCTGCTGCCCGAGGCCGACCAGTGCAGCCAGCACCAGGCCGCCAACAACAGCCCAACCCCAGGCTGGCACGAGCTTGAGCCAGGCTGTCATGCCAGCGCCCTCTGCACACCCTCGTCGATCACCGCATCGGCATACGGCTGGCGGCCGTTCTCGTGCGTGATGATCTCGACCACCAGCGCACGCAGCACCGGGCGCTGCCGTACATCGATCACAGCGTTCGGCCTCACACCGAGCGCCTTGGCGACGGCCGAAATGTAGGCCTCGGTGTCGTTCTCGTTGCCAGGCGCCCAGCGGCTGATGGTCTCCCGCACAGTGTCGATACCAGGCCCACCAACACCCGGCATACCATCCTTGCCGCGATAGTTCAGCAGCAGCTTGGCCAGCGCACGAATGCCGTTCTCCGGCGCATCGAAGCGGGCGAAGCGCGGCCGAGGCACACCAAGCTCCAGGCCGAGCTGACCTTGCCAGGCGTTACGCGGGTTGAAGTCGATGTTGCCGGGGTTGTTGTTGCGGACGCCACGTGGTGTGGACATAGTTTCCTCCAGGCGAAAAAAAGCCCGCACAGGGCGGGCTGGATGGCGTTGCGGGGTTAGCTATCAGATCCAGATGTCAGAGACCTCATCGTCCCTGACCCAGAACACGGCGATCTTCTGATCGCTGAAGAACGGGCGCAGTGGCTCCATCCGCCCCAGGTACTCGTTCGTGTGAGGCAGTGCGATAGCAGCATCGGTATCTGTAGATCCGTATCTCTCGTTGAGCGCAGTGAGCAGCGCAGAGGCGACGTTGTTCCATGATCGAGCCAGCTGACTGCCTGTTCGAGCTTCGCCCTTTGACTCCACAACCAACGTCCTGCCGGTCTTGGGACATATGCCACTCACATCCCACCCACGCGCATTACCCGAAAGGTACTTCACCCCGGTATATCCGCGGGCGCGAAGGTGTGCAGCCACGGCCTTATTCACAGCGTCTTCAAAAATCGGCATGCCGATCTCCGTCCGTTCGATGTTGGTGCAGGAGAATGCACGAATCTAACATCGCTGACTCACTGACCAGCTATGCGCCTGCGCGGGCGTATCGCGACTTGCCGCCGATCCGCACACCACCCCACATCAGCCATGCCCGCCAGCGCGCGATCCCGCTCGAGCGCAGCGCTTCGTGAAACACACGGTCAGCATCGGCGCGGCTCAGCTCGCCAGACGCATACAGCCAATCATGGATGACGGCCGCGGCATGGCCATAGCTGCCCAGCAACACGAACGTCAGCGGCCAGCGCGGCACAGACGCAAAATCCGTCTCAAACCCCGCCGGAACCGTGATCAGGTCATGACCAGGCGCCAAATACGAGAATGGCGCCAGTAGGCGCCATGTTTCTCGGTCGGGCTGCAGTTCTACCTGCAGCGATTGCACGTATCTGTTCATTCCCCTCCCCATAAAGCAAAATGCCCGCTCATCGGCGGGCATACGAAAGTCATAAAAATAAGCTAGAACTACTTGGGCACGACCCGGTCAGAGAATTTGCGCGATGATGGCAGTCTGTTGTCATTGCGCTATCGTGCGAAACGCGATGCAAAAAAAAGGCGGCCAATCATGGAGAGAGGCCGACCCAAATCAACACGTAACTAAAGGGTCGTCCTAACCACACAGGTTCGTACCCAATGGTGTGAGATAGTTCACAAGACTGTCGACCGCCTGTCGGGCTAGCCGGGTTTCCGGCTAGCTCGGCCACCCCTCTTCCAGCATTTCGCCGTCAATTACTCCCTCACTCACTGCCGCAAGCAACTCAGCCTCTCGGTCGAAACAGGCCTGCACGTGCGCGCGCACCGCCCGAGCAACAGCTAGCACCTGGTCGGCGCCCAGCTCAACGAACCCGGCCGGCGTTTTCCACTGCATCACGTAATCAGGATCCAGCATGGCCTCCAAGGCGGCGCCGTTGATCAGCAGTTTGCTGCGGTCGTCGGTGTCGACATGCATGCCCTCGATATCGATACCAGCTATCTCAGCCTGATAACGGCGTGCAGCGATCAGCGCAGGCCAATCGACTGCCATGGGCTCAGGCTCAGAGAAACCCTCGTCGCCTAGGTGCAGCCAGCCGGCTTGAACAGGACTGCCTTCCGGCAACTCAATCAGAACGATGCTTGGTGCGAATTCCGGGCGCTCCGCATACTCGGGCGTGCTGTGGACGATGCCGGCGACGATCAGTGCGAACTTCATCATGCGAACTCCATCCATTCAACCAGAAGTGCGCCAAGTGCGCCCGCGCCGGAAGTCGCAATAGCACTACCGGAGCCGCCCGCACCGTAACCTTGCGCCGGGGTCACGTTGTTATTGCTGAGGCCGCCGCCCACCATAGTTGCGTCCAATATTAAGCCACCGCCCCCACAGCCCAACGATGAGGTGACGTTTGCAATCAAGCGACCGCCATAACCGAGCGGAGTATCGGCCCCGTTCATCGTCGAGAGGTTGTCGCCACGACCGCCAGGAGCACCCACCGGCATTGGTGTTCCGGTAGTGCCCCGATTGACGCCCCCTAGCAGAGTTAGGAACGCACCGAAAGAAGTAGGCGTACCGTGATTCGGCTGACCCCCTACTACTGACGGAGCCCCTCCCACCCCGATTGTCACGGGCACCGACGTTGTTTCGCCGATATCGATGGGCAGTTTGATCGCGTACTGCCCGCCATCACCCCCGAAAATTGCAGACGGAGTACCTGAGGTGCTACGTCCAGACGCACCACCACCGATACCGGTCAAGAAGACCGTGTTGCCGGCCATGCGGGCCGGGCGCTGCCAAGTCATGTTCGCGGTGATCAGTTGGCGCTTCAGAACCAGACCGCCGCCGAGCAACGAGCTCAAGTTCATCATTGCATTACCTCCAAGCCGTAGACGGGGCCCGTGTATTTGAGGGTGATGGTGATATTTGGCTTGTCGATCAAGATGAATCCGCCCGAAGCCTGGCCCTTTACCGGGATCGCGCCGACAGCAATTCGATGGTCACGCCGTGCCGTCAGGTTGCCGATCATGAACAGTTGCCCTTCCAACGGATCGGCCGGCAGCGTGACCGTAACGGCCGCAGCCGTGGCGGTGATCTGCGCGAAGTCGAGCGGGCCGATAGCGGCGTCGGCATTCACTGCCACATTGCGAAAGTTACCGATTGAGTCGTTGAGGGAGCTGCGCACCTGCGTTCCGCTGATCGCAGTGTCGTCGATCGCATCTCCGATAACGATGGCCTGAGCCTCGTCCCTGAACTGCCTGGCCTCATCCCGGAACCCCTCGCTCTCTCCTCGAAACTGCTCTGCTTGATCGCGAGCCTGTCCGGCCGCCGTCGCCGCACCCGAAGCCACTCCGGCACTGGCCGAAGCATTTCCTTCGCTGGTCGCGGCTGCCTCAGCTGATTCTTGGGCCGCTTGCTTGTGGTTGCTCGCTTCGCCTGCTGAAGTCTGCGCAGCCTGGGCGTTCTGCCCCGACTCAAGAGCAGCACTGTTTATGCTCTCGACAGCGCTGTTGATGCCGGGGATGGTCTCGGCATTCAGCTGCAGAACGAGGTTGTATTCTGCCGTGACCGTGGCGTCAGCCATGTCCGGCCAATCCTGCTCCGGAGTCGCCTGGGTCGGCGGCACCGGCAAGGGATTAAGAGTTGGGATCGCCATTACTCCAGGCTCCTGACTTCTAGGTTCATGGTTGAAAATGCTGGATTCGAGATGACCACCGGGTAGCTTTTCAGCCAGCCGAGCGCAATGGTTGCTTCGATGTGCGCAGCGCCAACGAATAGCGTCGGCTCATCACGAACACTGTCGAGAAAGCGCACCACGCCACTCATGGCGTCGGTCTCAACCTGCACATCGAACTCATTCGTTCGGCGCGATCCTCGCGAAATGATGGTCACGTTGCCGAAGTCGTCTTCCACTGTGCGCGAGTAGCTGACGTAGCTCAGGCCCGATCCGTAGACTGCGACGCCCAGGTCGCGCATCGCGCCGATCACGAGCGTCCCGATTCGAGCAGTGCCATTCGGATAGTTGGCAATCACCCGGACATCGGCATTGCCATAGGCCGGCAGGTCAAAGGTGGCGATATTGGTCTTGACAATGAACGGGTTGAACCAGTGCTGATACCAGTTGCGCACCGGCTCGCGCATGATCATGTTGAACGTGCGGTTGTAGACCTCGCCCTGACCCGGCACAGTCATGATGACCTGAACGCTAGTGGCGCTCACTCCGACCAAGCCAATCGAGTTCACGACTGTCCCCGGCCGCACTGTCACGTCCACTGACTCGGGGTTTTCAGTGGCCTGGCCGATCAGCCACTTGTTCCCCGACTTCTTGTTGAACATCTTCCAGCGATTAGCCCAGCCGATCAGCAGCCAGCGTGGCGCTGCAGTGTTGCCCTGACCGGGCGGTGTTGCGCCCCAATCCCCGGCGACTAGGAGTTCATAGACCATCCGCTGGTAAATCACCTGCTGGCCTACCGTGCCGACTTGGGACGCAACCCATTCGGGCGCGTCGTCCAGCGGCACGTTCGTGCTGATCAGCCTTAGCGGGTCGATCTGAACAGGTTTTACTGCTCTCATGCCAGTACCGCCCCCTCTTCGATGTTGCGCAGCGATTCGGACGTGCGCCCGGTGTTTTTTGTGATCTGGTACAAGTAGCCCTTGAGGTCAGCGAGTTCCTTGCGCATTGCACGCATCTCTGCCGCGTTCTCGCCGCCACCCTTCAACATTGCCGCCGTATCAGCAGCGCTGTAGATGCGAGACGGCCCGGTTACCTCCAGCTCCGGCCCGTTCTCGCCGACTAGGCGCAGGCCGCCGCTGTGCATCCCGCCAGTTGCAAATGCTGGCACGCCGGTTGCCGCCTGCCATTTGAGGCGCTCAATCTGCCGCTGAACGGCAGATGCATCGGATGCGGGGTCATAGGCTGCAGCGCCGGCGGCTAGCTTCAGCGCCCGCACCAGATCGGTGTATGTCTGACCGCTGGCGAGTGCCTCTTGCCAATACCGCTGGCCCTCAGAATCAGCCCCGCTACCCAGGATCGACTTGTACAGCTGATCGATCATCGCAGAGTTGCCGGTAGTTCCGGCCTGTGCGTTGATCGCGGCCGTTACGGCGGCGGACATCTGAGCAACGGCGGCAGCGACGGTCAGTACCGAGTTGTCGATACCGTTGAGCGCATCGATCTGCGACTGAGCGGCGGCAAGCTCTTCGTCCAGCGCGGCCATGGCTGCGTCATACTCTTGCTGTAGCTGAGACGACACGCCGCTGATACCCGAACTGAGCGCCGATGCGGAAGCCTGCGCAGAGCGCGCGTTGGCCTGTAGTTGCTCGAGCAGCTTCTCTCCGGCTGTCAGTTGTTTGCCGTTGATGCCCTGCAGCTCAGAGATCAGATTGGCGGTGCGCCCCTGCTCACGCTGGAAATCATTGAAAGAACCGTAAAGCGCCGGGTCCAGTTCGGACGCCTTAGCCAGCGCATCTTCCAGTCCCTCGAAACCAGCGATAGATTTGCCAGACCGGCCAGCCGTCAACGCAACGTTGAGCAGTTGCACCGCTGCAGAGCGCTGTGACTCAACGTACTCAGCGTTGTTGCCAAGCAGCCTATCCAGCGCCGACCCCAACGCTTTATCGAGAGAGTGCAGGCTCTGCACAACCGACTGAGATGTGGCGGCCATGTCAGCAAGCGAGCCGGCTCTCGCAGTCGCCGCAGCAGCCTGCGCTTGGCTCGCTGCCTGCTGCTGTTTGACTGCTTCCTGATAATTGCGCGTCAGGCGGTCCCGCTCAACCGCTATCGAGCGCTGCAGTTGCCCATAGGCTGAATTGACGTTCCCCGCCAAAAGCTGCGCCTGGGCTGCCGCAGCTTGCGCCGCCTGCTGCTCAACGATGCTGAAATACTGCGCAGCCTGGCCGCTCAGGGCCATCAGAGTAGCGAACATCTCCTGGCCGGCGTCGGTCGTGATGTCGATATCCTCGACCATCGCCCGGTAGGCCTCGCGAGACGCCGCCAGCTCAACATCGGCAGACTCGAAAGCCCGCTTGATCGAATCGATGGTGTCCTCGATCTTCTCAGTCTCGCTGAAGAAGGCGTCGTAGTAGGTCTGCGAGCTCGTGGCCAGCGCCTCCAGGCCGCCAGCAGCTGCGGACAGAGACTCAGCCAGCTTGCCGCCCGCCACACTCGCGTCGTACATCTCAACGTCTAGATACCGCAGCACCTCGTTGACACCCTGCAGGTTGCCGACGAACGCCTGCATGCCAGCAAAATCAAGGTCAAGGCCAGTGCCAAATACCGATTGCAGCTCGGCAGTCATCGCGTTTGCGACCTTGCCGAACCACTTGCCTATTGCCTCCTGAATTTCTTCCTCGGTTTTCCCTTGCGTGCTGATCTGCTTGGTGGCCATGTTCAGGCCGGCCAGGGCGTTGTCTTCGATTGTGAAGCTGAGCGATTCGAAAAGATCGAAAACTCCATCGGCCGTAGCAGCGTAGGTTTCGTCAAGCGCGGCCTGAACCTCAGGGTCGAGGTCGCGCCAGATTGTCTTCTTCTTGCTGCTGCTGAACAGACCTCCCTTCTTCTTGCGGTACTCGAACTGTTGAGCGTCAAGCATGCCGGAATCAACGCCGAGGCCGATACCGTAATCCTTGGTTTGCCAGGAACCGCCGAATAGCTTCTTGTTGATGCCTCCCCATAGCGCCTGATGGAAAGTTGACCCGGTGATCATTGCAGCAAGCTTACCGCCCACTACTGGCTCAAGGATCGAATCTAACCCCTTGTAGAACCCGCTCATGAGCGTCGGCGCGACGTTGCCAATTTTGCCTAACGCATTGCCCTGGGTGCTGCCCCACATATCTCCCATGTCAGGGCGAACCCCAGCGTCGTACAGCTTGCCGGACTGCCACATACCAATCAGCGGGGCCAGATACCACATGCTGGCCATGCTGGAGAGCGCGCCACTAATAGCACCGCCAATCCCGCCAGCACCGGCTGCTCCCGCCCCTGCCGCTTGGGCAGCGGCCCATGACGCATATGCTGACCCGGTATAGCCTGCGGCCGTAGAGCCCGCCGCAGCTGAAGCAGCGGCACCGCTACCTAATCCAAACATGCTGCCGATGCCGCTGATCCCGGCGCTCAGTGCCCCGCCGATACCGCCCGAAGCATAGCCTCCTGACAATGCTGGCCACAGAGACGATGCAGTACCGTACATGGAGTACAGGCTGCGGGCTTGATTCGCGCCCTGCAGCATTCCTCCGAGCCCGCCACCAGACGAGCCAGACGAGCCTCCCAGCAGCGAGCCCCATATTCCGTTGTTGCCCTGGGTGCCGCCGCCGACGCCCATCGCCGCGCCGATCTGCATGATAATCGGGCGCGTGATCGCCAGGTGTGCCAGTTCAGCCAGCATCTGTTTGAAGGCGTTGGTCAGGCTGTCGCGGAACGAGCTGAACCCATCCCCGATGTTGCGCCAGACGTCAGCGAATGCGCTGTCTACGCGCTCAAGGGAGGATTCAGTCCACCTGGCCCATTCGGAAGTCACGCCGCGGTTGGCGTCGTACTGGCGACTCAGTTCGGCCATCAACTCGGAGTGACGCTCGGTGGTTAATTCGCCGCGCGATAACGCCTGATTCAGCCGCTCTTGGTCAATTTGGTACTGCTTGGTGACCTTGCCTACGGGGTCGAGCTGATCCTCTAGACGCTCCAGCTCCTTCCGGTACTCTTCAATGGCATCGGCCGGACCGGTGGCGTCTGCGCCAGGTTGCATCAACGACTTATTCAACCGGTCAATGGCCTGTTTCAGCTGGTCGCCAGACAAGTACTTCTTGAGCAGGTCAACCTGCTTGTTGTATTCGCGCTGGGCTGCCTCGGCAGGGTAGAGACGGTCGTACAGAGCTTGGTAGGCGTTGGCCTGCTCATTGACCCCGCTCGTTGATCCCTTCAGCGACGCTGTAACTGCATCGATTGTCTTGGCGCGCTCAATCGCTAGTTCCAGATCCTTTTCGCTCAGCTTGATATGGCCAGCGGCGACCATCGCCCTCAGGCGCTCTTCCTCAGTTGCCTTCCCGACCAGAACTGCCTGGCGCTCCAGGTTGTTCGCATACGACTCGCCTGCTTTGTCGCTGGCAAAGCGGACGCCTTCCATTTCTCCCTTGAGCTTGGCCAGCGCCCCTTCGAGTGCTGAAACCCTCTCACGTGGCTTATCCAGCCATTGTTCGCTGATGTTGCCGGCGTCAAATGATGCCTGCAGCCCCTCCAGCTCTTTTCGTGCGACGTTCAGCTGCCTCTCAACTTGCTCCGCTTGCTGCTGAAGTGCGTCGTAACTCAGCGTCCCGATATCACCAGGAAGCAGGTTGCGGGTAGCGTTCCGAATGCGCATCGCCGCCTGCTCAGTGGCGTTGGCAGCCTTGTCCATCCCGCCCTTTGCCTTGTCACCGAACTCGACGAATGAAATAGCGGTCAGGCCAACAGTGGCGATCAGCCCAATCGGACCGCCCATGAGCCCGAGCATGGAGCGTCCAACACCCATAGTCGCGGCCTGCGCCACTGCCAGGCGTTTCTGAGCTGCCTCATGCGCGGCCGTGGCAGCCGTTACCTGTCCGGTACTTGCGGTCAACCCGACATTAGCGCGTGCTTGAGCTAGGGCAGCAGCTGTCGAAGCCGCTTGGGCCTGGGCTAACTTGAGCTCCTCGGCAGCCTGAACTTGCTTGGCACGGTAATTCAGCACGGTGGAGCTGGTGTTCTGAACAACTGACACCGAGTAACGGGCAAACGCAGCGACCGCTACGCCGGAGGCGATGCCTGCAACCGTTTCCAGATTTTCGGAAACGGTATCCAGCGCGCCCGACATGAGCCGGGATGCTCCGGTGACCTTCTCGCTTTCACCCAGATACGCTGACCAGTTGTTGCTTGCTCGAACGATGGCGTCGTTCAGCGTGGTGCCCATGCCATCGGCAAGCCGCTGGTTTTCCTCAACGGAGCGGCGCAGGCCTTCGTTCAGATCGGCCAGCGACAGCTTGCCGGTAATGCCCAGCTCACGGATTTCGTTCGAGGACCTGCCCAGCTCACTCGCCAGCGTTTCGACCACTGACGGCATGGCAGCCAGGATTGACTGCCAACTTTCCGAATCAACCTTGCCGGTCTGAATGGCCTTGGAGTAGGCGTTGATCGCGGATGACGCGCGATCAGCAGATGCGGAGTTGGTGACCAGCAGATAGCTGAAGCTGTCGGTGATATCTAGCGCGTCAGATGTTTCGTAGCCGAGCGAGCGGATCGCGTCAGCGGTACGAATGTAAAGCTCTTGCGCCTCGACCAAGGGGCGGTATGTCTTGTTTGCCGACTGTAACAGTCGTTCCTGCACCATGACGTACTCTTGCGTCGAAGAGGTCGCCATCTTGATTCGGTCGGCCATCTGGCCGTAATTGTCCGAAATATCGATCAGCCCCTTGATGCTCACGCCAGCAGTCAGTGCGGCGAGCGGGCCGGCCAGGCGCATGACTGCACTGGAAAGGGAGTCAGACTGTTTCTCGACCATGGAGGCGGTCTGCCCGAACTTCTGCAGCGCGGCGTCACCTCGGCCAAGTTGTGTGCTATCGACCGCGATAACTAGCCGTGCTGTTTCGGTCATTGCTTTTCTCCGGGCAATAAAAAACCGCCCGGAGGCGGTTGTGATGTATATGCAGCTACTACTGAATATTGAGGTCAGAGCCCTGCCAGGTGTCCGAGGCTTGGTCGTAGGTGAGAGTCGCAGAAAACCGCTGCTTCAAATAAACGCCAAAACTATTTTGCGCCTCGAACTCGCCGACAACCGCATGCTGGCATCCTTTGATGTGCTGAGCAGCAATTGGGAGTGCAGGAAACTTTGCAGAGGAAGGACTCTTGAGGTTATTCCTTACGTACTTCTGAGCCATTGTCCAAGCCCAGGTAGAGTCTACGCATCGCTTCGCGGCGCGCTCCTCCGTCGAGTCACAGCCGATAAGCAATGCGGTAACGCCTACAATTAGTGCAAATCTCATCATTCTGAATCCTCCATGAAAGCCCGGACGACACCAAAAGCCCAGCATCTAAATTCAACCTGGGGTGGGTTCGCTCAGGCGCATCTATCATTTTCCGAGGGCGGAGCACGCGCCTATGATCGGCGTCACGGTGGTGGTCAAATGTGGCTGGCTAAAGCCACGTTCACGGCGCAGCCTTCGCCGCAATGCCCTCGCACCGCTTGGAGGCCCAGCAATTGCTAACCAGGTCTACCGCTTTGGTGGAACAGCTATACGCTACGACCATGTTTCCGCCTCGACGGACTGCCTCAAGCCGCAAAAGGAGTTCTGCCTCTTCCAAGCTGCCGGCGTATCGGGCGACGCTGTTGCTGTCGCAAGAGTTGCTCTCTACCTTACCTAGCGCTTGATGCGCGGGCGCGCTTTCCCCTGCCGCGTAGAGCCTTACGCTTGTGGCCTGCTGCTTTTCATAGTCGGTGAAGTCATTGGGGGTGGATGCACAGCCGACCAGTGCTGCCAACATTAGCAACGCCATAATTCCTTTCATGGAAACCTCCTATAGGACAAGGCGGCAATTTACCATCATCTCAGGTCATCGCTGTAGCTTCGCATTGAGCGATGGTCTTTTTCAGCGGAACCAGACTCCAACTGCGGCGATCACTGCGGCCAGCCCGAATCCAGTCGCTGCGATCAACGCAGCATTCGCGAGGCGTTTGCCCACGATTCCGGCATCTTCTGGATGCATTTGTCCATCTACCTTGACCCGGTGTTTGGGCCTATAATTGATCAATGTTCGTCCTCATGGGTCCACATGGGGTTGAAATAGAAACCCTCGTGAGCCGGCCAGCTCGCGGGGGTTTTGTCTTTTTGGCCGGTGGTAAAAGCTTGCTGTCACGACTTCGCAGCAGCAAACCCTACAGGGGGGCACGCATGCAATCTTGATGGCCTGGACCTAGTTTGTATTTTTGCCGGGGCAAAAAAACGCACCGCACGCCGTAGCGCCCCCCGCTACAGCTTCCAATCTGGTTTAACGCTCACTTGCTGGCAGCCCTGAGCGCGGCGCGCAGCCGGGCTTTAACCTCGTGCTTCATCACTGCGCTTGCCTCGTCCTCGCTCACCGGTTCACGCATCACGCGGACGTGGACGTTGTCCAGCTGCATCAGTGCCTGGATCTCGCCTGGCTCCAGACTGCGCCCGGTCATGCGCATCCAGGATTCCATCTCGGTCCACGCAATCGGCTCGGCTGAGCGCTTGCACTCCCAAAACAGGCCTATCAGGTAGTCCAGGCCTTCAGGGGCGGGCTCTATGTCGAGCTGCGGCGGCTTCTTGCCGGATGCCTTCCAGGCAGCCTCGAGTATCTCGCGCAGGGACCGGGTGTCTCCCTCCGGCACCCTACGCAGCTTCAGCTCTGCCTCGAAGTGGCCGATCAGGCGACCAGCACGCTCCCGAAAAAACGGGTGCGGTCTCCGCTGAACTGCTCGATCTCCTGAGCCAGGCCCGGGTTGTTGTTCAGCAGCTCGGTCACGGCTTCCGCGGTGAAATCGACAGGCAGGTTCCAGCCGGTTACCAGGGCGACGCGGAATTGCAGGCTGGCTCGCTCACTGATCGCCATCTTCTCCTCGTCGCTCATTTCATCCTTGCGCTCGTCGCGAAGAATTCGAGTGGCCGACAGCAGCGCCTGCTTGGCAGCCGGGGCATCGGCGCCGATAACGATCAGGTGGTAGTCAGTTGCACTGCCATCGGGCTTCTTCAGCGGAAACGGCTTGCCCTCGGAGGCCTGGGGGACGGTGAAGAAATCGGACAGATTGAACGGCTGAGCTTTGGTCTTGGTGGTCATTCGGGAATCCTTTGCGGGAAAAAGAAGGCCCGCGACTGGCGGGCCATGGAGAGGTTTTTTACGGAGCCGGCACTTCAACCACTTCAGTGTTGATGGCGATCGACACGTTCGCCTTCACGACGTCGGCAGCAGCGCCGGCAGCGATGCGCCGGGACATGACCTTGCCGCCGAAGTAGAAAATGTCGCCATCTTCCAGTTCGACCTTGAAGTTGTAGTCTTCGGAGCCCGCGTCCTTCAGCGCAGCGTTAAGGGCATTTTGGCCGTCGTCGCCGGAGTCGAAGCCGAGCGTGAGGGTCATATCGCCGGCGTCGTAGGTGCCCTTGAATTTCCGAACGCGACGGCCAGTCAGAGCCGTGAACGTGGCTGCGGATACCTGGTCGCCGAACTCGCCGAGATTTTCGATCTCGCCAACCTCGGTGTACGTGTCGGCGGCGTAGGAAGCGGCGTCAGTAGCCGGGGTCTTGGTGCCGATGCTCAAGCGTGCGCCGGCTGCTGTATTTACAGGCATGGGTAGTCCTCCTGGGACAGGTGCAATGCCGCAGTGCGGCGGATGTGGAGCGGGTTTAGGCCAGGCAGGCCCAGTAATAGATATCGACGCTGACCGACTGCCAGGCCTCCTCGGTGCGCAACTGCGAGCGCTCGACGCGGCGGATCTTTACGCGCTGATCTTGGTATTCGATGGAGGTGTGCGGCTCAAAGTGGATCATCAGCTGATCCGCTGCAGATAGGATTGGCCCGGTGCCCGTGTCCTTAGGCCAGAACAGATCGACCTGAAGGATTCCAGCCACTTCGCTGGAGTCGGTCACGGCCAGGCCGGGTTTGTCGCGCCGGGTTGGCATGTTGGTCAGGCGCGCCCAGGATTGTCCGGCTGGAGGCGTGAACCCAACCCCCTCGAACGCCGTCCGCTCTCGCGGCATGACTCCGGAGGCGAGGTAAGCCGACACCAGCGCGCCATTGATCTTCGTCTCGCTCATGTCACACCTTGTTCTTGCGGATGGCTGCTTCGACCATACGCTGGACGCGGTCCATGTTGCGCTTGACCATGCCCTCCGGGGCCTGCCTCGAGCTACCGCTCTCCAGTTCGTCGATGTAGGGGAGATTATTCGACAGATAGGTCACCTGCCCTGCCCCTTCCGGCGCTTTCGCCTCGACCTCGGCGATAGCCTCGACGCCACCCTTGTCCTCGCGCTCAAGGGAGCCGCTGGCAGGCGACCCTACGGTGGTCTGCCAGTTACCGCGCGCCCGTCCAGTGTCCACTGGCGTGGCCTTGATGACGCCACTGAACAACTCGAGCGTGGCAGCGCGCGTGATCTTGTTGTGCGCCTGGCTGGTCTTCGCAGTGAATTTACGAATGTCGTCAGAAAAGCTCATGTCACGCCCTCAGCTGGATAGTCCACGTCGCGCCGGCCGGGTCTTGCTCGACATTCAGCGCCCGCTTGCCGCCGATCATGTCGCCGACGGCGAGCTGGGCCAGCGCATCGGTCGGCACGCCGTCGACGGTGATGAACAGCTCGCTCTGCAGGCACAGCAACTTCTCGTCTGTGCTGAGGATTGCTGAGCCGTCGATCTCCTGATTGCTGTAGCTGCCGAACACGCCGCGGCCGGCGTAGGTCACCAGTGAAGGCGTGACAGTGCCCGTGACGGGGTCGTAGCCGCCCTGCCCTTGGCGCTCGCCAGTTACCGGCTTCACGGCATCGGCCAGGCCGTCAGGGTCGTCGAAGGCGGCGGCCATCTCAGCTTGTATTTCTTCGCGCATGCCCATGTCACACCCTCTTGAGCATCGATACGCCCTGACGCTTAGCCCACGGCCTGATCAGCACCATGGCGTAGTTCTCGCCGGCAGTGAGTGCGACTGAACCAGCAGCGTAGGTCTTCTCGGTGAATGTGCCGGACTGGGCGCTCACCTTGCTGCTGGTGACCTCACGCTGCGTGGCGCCGAACAGCTTGCCGGCTGCCGCCTCTTTGGCCACCTGCGCGCCGGCCAGCTTGATTTCGTCAGGCACAGGATCTGGCACCTGACGGGTGATCTTGGAGTTCAGCCAGGCGTTGGCCATGGTCACAGCCTGCGCTGCATCACCGGTGCCGGCCCAGCCGCTGCCCAGCAATGCGTCCACGTCGGCCACGGTGATGTAGTTCGGCATGGTTACTCGCCTTCCTGCTGGGTTTCGGTCTTCGCCGGGATCAACTTCTGCAGGTCGGGTTTCTTGGCGCTGGCGTCGAACTCGACGCCCTGAGCGGTCAGCCATGCCTTGAGCTCTGCTACGCCCATCTTGTGCGGGTCGGTCTCGCCTTCCTGCTGGGTTTCGGCTTGGCCGCCGACCTTCACGCCTGCGCGCTGGTAGGCCTCGGCCACACCAGGGAATTCGCCGTCGATGACGACCTCTTTCGCGCCACTGATGACGCCGAGGAACGTGGTGCGATAGCAGACGCCCAGCTCGTTGCCTGGCTTGTCCGTGTAAACGACTTTCATGGGGATGTCCTCTTGATCTGCGTGACAGAGGGCTGTGACCAGCCCTCCACCATGGATCAGCGATTAGCCGCCGGAGGCAGTGCCGCTGATGACAGCCGCGAACGGCACCTGCTTTCGGTCGAACACGCGCTCCCAGTTCGCAGCGGTGGCGTACTGAGCGGCGGTCGGGCTCAGGTTCTGCGCGTTGGCACCCTTCCAGCTGAAGCCGGCCGGCTGCAGGATGAAGGTCTTGCGCTCCCACAGCACCTCGGCACCTCCGCCGTTGCCGCCGGACGGCTTACGCTCCAGCTCCACCGGGGTATGCGGGCTGCCTTCGCCGTAGCCGAACGCGCCTTGACCGAAGAACACGGACAGGAACTGACCCGGGGCGTAGGTCAGGCTGTCATCCATGAACACCGGCTTGCCCAAGTAGGTAGCCAGGATGATGCGGCCCTCGGAGTCGCGCAGGTACTCGATCAGGTCCTGCTTGACCATCTGGTTCATCACTGCGGAGTGCACGCCGATCGCGCTGAAGCCATCGGCTGCATCGCCAGCGGTGAATGCTGCGTCCTGGAACGCACCAGCGCTGACGTTTGCGCCGGCATCGATCACCATGTCACCACCATTGTTGGCGATGTTCGAGGCGATCACCCCGCGAGCGGAGCCCAGCAGGTAGCGCTGCCACTGGCGGGTCCAGTAGGTGCCGAAGCGGTTGCGGATGTGTTGCATCGGCTCGGTGTTGGCGAGCTCGGCAGTCAGGTCAGCCACGCCATAGCCTTTGTTCAAGTACAGAACGCGGGCGGTCATGTCATTCTGGCTGGCCTTGCCGACTTCGCCCAGGTCGTCCGGGTCATCGTTAGAGATGTTCGGCGTCTCGTTGGCGTCCAGATCCTGCCAGTAGCTGATGCTGGCGGTGCCCTGGCTGCCGCTGGCGATGGCGTCGAGAACCGGCGAGCGGGTGACGATGCCGGATTCGAATACGGCGGTCTTTTCCGGGCTGTTTACCGGGTCGAGCGTTGCGTAGTACTCACCGACGAAGATGTCGGTCAAACGAGTGCTGGCCATTGGTTAGGCTCCTTGGGTGGCTTTGAGTTTCTTAAATGCTTCAGGGCTATCCCGGGCAAGCGCGGCGCGCTCGGTTTCCGTGTAATCGCCCCATTTCTTCGTGGCCTTGCCACCGTTGTCGCCGGTCGGACCGGCACCCTGAGCCCTTGGCCAGAGGTGTGTTGCAGATTCGCGGAGGGATTCTGCCCACTCCAGCGGGGACAGAGGGGTCTTGCCGTCCTTGCCGTAGATGACCTCGCCATCACGGTCGCGGGCGACAGGCTCGCCGTCCTCGCTGAGTTTGAAGGTGCCCCGTGCGCGCAGGATGATGTCCTCGGTCGCCTCGGGGAGCGCCCCGGCTTTGATGGCTGCAGCGCGAATGGAGTCAGCCAGCACCTTGTCGCTGTACTTGGCAGCGAAGGCTTCGGCCTTGTCGGCACGGGCCTTTTCAGTGGCCAGCTGCTTGTCGTAATCGCCGCGCAGGCGCTCCGTCCGACGGGTGATCACCTCGTCGAGCTTGCCTTCGGCGATCAGGCGGGTTTCTTCGTCCTGGCTGGCCTTGGCCAGCAGACCCTTCACGGCCTCGATGTCCAGACCATCGAACTGACCTTTCAGCTTGTCCAGCTCGCCCTTGATGGTCTTGTTGGAGCCCAGCAGTTCCTGATTCTTGCTTTTGAGGCCTGCGACCTCTCCGTCCAGGTACTGCTGCACCTTGCTGCCCAGCGCTTCCTTGAGGGCTGCGGTCTGTTCGTCGTTCAGGGTCAGGCCGAGCGCGGCCGGATCGAATTCAAATGGCATTGCGTATCCCCTCGGGATGGATTGGCCTGCCGCGCAGGCATAAAAAAACCCCGGCGGTTGCCGAGGCTCTGATTTGTGCGCCACGAAATGGCGATATGTGAAGGTGTGGCGCGATGCGTCAGGCGAGAACTACGTGCTCACCCTTCATCATGCAGAATGCGCAAAGCAGCTGCTTGGCGCCGCCGCTGGCCTTACCGTTCTTGACGATCATGCCGGTCCGCACTTCGACCACCGAAGTGCCGCCGCAACGGTGACAGCGCAGAACGTAGGCAGCACTGGGCCTGGCCTTCTTGACCTTCTCGGCTTTGACGCGGGGGTCGTTTTCGTCGGCCCCGCCCTCGATGACGGTTAGTTTCGGTGTGTCTGCCATGGGCGCATCATAGCCCGGCTCGCTCAAAGGCTGCAGTATCTCGCCTGCGCAATTCGTCGAGCGTGTAGACCTTGCCCTTCGAGTCGGTGAAGCGATCAACCGCCAGGCCGCCAGAGCGGAACAGCTTGCCGCGCTGAGCGCCCAGTACTTCGTCCTGAAATGCTGCAGGCTTGCCCTTGAGCCACTGGCCGTAGCTGATATCGGCGGCCACCTGCCCGTCCATGCTCGCCTGCGTGCCCGGGTCTATCTCCGACTTGCTCAGGCCCAGCGCCTCCCATGCTGACTTCAGCACCGGCACGGCCAGGCTGCGGCAGTTCCAGTGCCTGGGCGGCTGCGGCCCGGTACCGACCTTGAAGGTCTTACCAGACAGCGATGCGCAGGTGATGGTCGTGCGACCGTCGAGCGTCGACAGAAACTGCCACTCTGCAACGATGTCCTGATTCGCCTCGTAGAACGCCTGACGTGCGTAGTTGCCGGTGTGGTTGACCGCGGTGCGTACCAGCGCCTCAGCGCCACGCCGGTCGACGGCCAACAGGCCATCAGCGTAGTTGCTGGCCCTGGTGCCACGGATGCGCCGCACCATCTGGCTGATGGTCTCGCCCTCGACAAAGCCGATCCGCACTGCATCGCGTATGCGAGTAGCGCGCGCTTCCTCGATCCCGGCCAGCGCCTCGCGGAGCAGCTTTCCCTGGAATGGCCTGGCCATCGCAGCGGCATGAACCTGCGCAGCGGGAACGGCAGTCAGCGCAAGTGCTTCTGCAACCTGAGCCGGCAGTATGCTGGCGATCATCCGGTGCTGGTAGTTCGCCTCGTAACCGGCCAGGTCGAGCAGCTCCCTGTCCAGTTCCTGGCCTACGGCGCGATAAGCTTCAGCGTTGAGCCGATTCACCTCACTCAGCAGCCTGTCTAGGCGCTGCACGGTGAATGACTCAGGCGGCAGTCGCTCCAGTGCGGCCGTGAGCTGGGCGAACAGATCCGCATCCACGCGGTTCAGCAGCGCGATCAGCCTTCTCGTTGTGCCGTTGCCGTACCGCTGCAGATCGATGGCGTGCGCGATCGACAGGTCAACCAATCGCTCGTTAGCCGTGGCCATCGATCACCCTCGAACACAGGCGTAGCGGATAGAGGTTGTAAAGGAGTCGAGTTCAAGCGCAGCTCGCCCTGCCGCCTCGCAGCTTTCCTTATCGGTAAAGCCTTGAGTGGTGACGCTTCCGCCATGAGACCCGGTAAGGGCCAGAATCAGAATCCAAGCAGCCATCACAACCCTCCTAGTCCGCCCAATGTCGGCCCTTGCTGTTCGATCAAGTCCTGCTCGTCTTCCCACCGACGCTCAGGCATCCTGCCGGTGGTCAGGTAGGTCCAGTACGAGACGTGACTGATCAGGCCAGCCTGTGCGGAGGTCAGCAGATTCGCAGCCACCTGCGGGTCGATCTCCGGCACCAGGAACTCCGGCTTGACCGTGAACGTCACCTGGTCGGGGTTGTAGCCCTTCCACTCGGCAGCGTATCGCAGGGCCTGCTCGATGCCCTCGGCGGCAGTGATCACGATGCTGTGCAGAGTGGCCTGTTGGTCGTTCTGGCGGGTCTTTCGCGCCTCTCCAGACTCAGTACCGCCGGCGTCGATGACCTTGGCCCCGGCCTCCAGCGCCACAGCCTTCTGGTCGGCCATGGCCTTGCGAACGGCTTCGATACCGGCGCCCTGAAACTCCAGATAGCCGCATGATCCTTTCGCGCCCAGGTCCCACGCTGCAGATGGACCGGTGACGCTCAACTCGGCATTTTCATCCAGGCCGGAAACCCACGGCTGCGGGTGACTGGTGTAGTGCAGCGCGGTGAAGTAGTCGGCGCTGAGCTGGTAGTTCTTCAGCGCTGCGCGGGCCATCGTCAACAGTGGCACCTCGTCCACGCCCGGCGCGTTGTCTGTGGATCCACAGTAGATCAGCGGGATGTATTCCAGGCCGCGCACCAGGGCATTGCCGGAGCCGACCGTGCCGATGGGGCGCAGCTCCTCCATAGCCTCGCCGCCTTCGCTCACCACCTCGGTGTGGCACACACCATCGATCATGCGGAACACACGGTAGACGGTTTCGCAGTCGTGGCTGTATTCGTCGCCCTTATCCCGGAACTCGCGGAAAACCGCCAGCACCAGATCCTGGCGGCCGCCTTGATCGCCTGTCTTCCAGTTAATGGCGTTGCGGGCGGCATAGGTCGAGAACAGCGGCTCGCCCTTATTGTCCATATTGACCAGCAGCGGCACGCGGCCATGCGAAATGATCTGACGCACCACGCGGAAGAACAGCTGCTTGAGGCTGAAGCCGTCGTCCGTGGCGTTGGATTCCAATCCCTTCAAACCATCTGGCAGGCCGATCTCAGGCTGCTGCCGCGACACCAAGCCCATCATCGTGCGCAATGAGTCGCGGACCCACTGCTCGTACTGCGCCCGGGCCGTGTAGCCCTCGTACAGGTAGCTGTTGCCGCTGGCGTCCAGCTTCTCGGCTTCGACCATACCGCTTGGCTTGGGCAGGTTGCGCGGATTCCCCTTGATGGCCCGTTCGCCTTCCAGGGCGTCATCGATCATAAGCCACTCGAGTAGGTGCTGATCGTATTCGGGGTGGGTGGATTGCACGGGCATTAGGCCAGACCTCTGATTTGCCGTGTGCCGGCAGTATTTTTACGTCGGCCCATGGCCACGGCGAAATAACGGAACCCATCGGCCCCGTGAGACGACCAGTCGTGAAGCGGCTTGTCCTTCCAGCAGCCTCGCTTGTCGTCCCACTCCTTGCGGTAGTTCTCCAGGCAAGCGATGCCCGCCTCGCACTTCGATTCGTCGAAGGCGCAGCGCGGCAGAATCTCGCGCACCTGATCGATGCCATCGTCGACGCTGATCTTGGGCACCACCTGAAACTTGATGCTGTACTTGGCTCCGTCGATCTCGTAACCCTCGCGGGCCAGCTCACGGCGGGTCTTGCCGTCGCTGCCGAACTCGCGGTTATCGATGTCGTGCGGGCCCCAGTGCTCGCCGTAGGTGTAGCCGCGATCCTTGAGCACCTTCATGTAGTGCCGAAGGCCTTCGCCGCTGTTCTCGTAGTAGTCGATGACGTGAAATTCATCGCCCACAATCCGAACGAACCAGATCGCCGTCGAGTCGCCGACGCCGATGTCCCAAAAGGTGTGCACCGGCTGGTGTCTGTTGTCGGGCAGCACGCCGATGCGCTGCTCGCAGTAGAGCTTGGCGAACTGCTTGGCGTAATAGGCACCTTCTACCGACTGCTGGAATGCCTCGGCAGGGATCGACGGGTATTCCCGCTTCATGTCGTCGCCGAGGGTCTTCTCCTTGGCGGCGTACCAGGCGCGCTGCCCTGGCGTGGTCTTGATACCGTGCTTGCCCTGCAGCTCGTTGAAGTAGTCGGTCAACCGCTGCGGGATGATCACCCCGTCGGCGCCGAGAGAGTACAGCGGGTTGCGCCACCAGCTGAAGAAGAAGAACTTCCAGTCCAGCAGGCCGAGCGGGACGCCGGCTAGCTGCTGCTTTTCAGCGCTCTGCGAGTAGTCGAAGAAGTAGCCAGCCCGGCCTTCCGCCGTCGATTCGATGGTAACGAAGCAATCTGTGGCGACAGCCTCGAATGCCCCGGTGACGATCTCTCGGGCTTTGTGGGGAAACTTGGCGCAAATTTTCCCGAACTCGGAAACGTGCAAGTACCGTAGAGTCCCGCCCCGGAAGGACGTGGACACGTAGAGCGATCCGCCTTTGCTGAACACGAGCTCGCCAGCAGCATCGTTGCGAGCAGGGTTTGCAGCCCGTATCTCTGCAGGCAGGTTGTCATACGCATACTTGATCTTCTCGCGGAACAGCCGCTTGGCATCGTTCAGGGTGTGAGCGATCAGCGCGCACTTGGCCGACTCGAACAGCGCTGCATCCAACTGGACGATGCAGACCAGGGTGGTGAAACCGAGCTGCCGCGCCTTGAGGATGATGTTGCGGGTATGCATCCCCTGGAAGTAGTCGATCTGCTCCTGCGTCATGCGGAAGCGGACTTTCTTCCCGTTCTTGTCGGTGATGAAGTAGAGGTTGTTCAGCCGCCAGAACCGATCCCGGAGCAACTTCAGGTGCTCGGGCTTCATGTCAGGCTTCCTTCGATAGTTCGTCCATCAGCTTGGAGAGCTCGTCGGAGTCGCTGGTCTGCTCCTTGTCGTCAAGGCCATACGCCTGACGCTCCAGAATCTGCAGGTTCTTCAATGCGGACGTGAGCTGGAACAGGGTCTTGGCGTTACTTGGCAGGCCGACCGCCGCCAGCATCGAGCCGCGTCGCATGCTGTTCACGTCATCGGCAGTCTCGTCGATGATCGCGTCTTCGATTTCTTCCCGGCGCCGGATGGTGGTAAACAGATCATCCATCAGCAGATCGGCAAGGTTCGATGCCTTGCGAATGTCGCGGCGATGACTGCGGACAACCGTCGCACCCTCTTCTGCTGCTTCCTCGATGATCTCCGCATCAAGCTCAGGGTTCGCACATTGGTTCTCGCGAACCTCGCCGCGAACCAGCTTGTTGCGAACCTCCTTGCGCACCTGCTCGGAGAGGTCACGTTCCCAGCCACCTGCCTTTGCACGCTTGCGGATTGCGGTGTCGCTGACGCCGTTACGCTCGGCGATTGTACGGATGGAAAGCGCACCCGCCCGGAAGGCGCGTTCGATGGCCTCCCAGTCGGGCTGCTTTGCTGACATTGCTATATCCCAAATAAATACCCCCGCAACCATTGCGGGGCGATAGTGCGACTCAGATGATGCCGACGGTCGGCACTGCCGGCTTCTTCAGTACAGCCGTATCAAAGACGTGCTCCTGCCGTTTTTCTTTTTCAAACCACACGCATTTCGCACCGTCTTCAGGCCCCAACGGGGAATAGTCCCCCAAGTCTGAAATGGTCATCTTCGGACCGCCGCTCTTCAACTGAACGACATCCCCCTTCTTGAACTCGGACATATTCCTGCTCCATTGAGAAATGAACTCTAAATATAGCCCTCCGTGATGGCATTTCAATCTCACCTGCAAACTGTTCATCCCCGCCTGAAGCGCATGGCCAGTCAGTTCGCCGGGCTCGCTGCCTTCTCCACTGCCTGCTCGGCAGCCTTGGCTGCACGCTCTGCAGTTTTGGCCGCCTTGGCGACCTGCGGGCCGAGCTTCTCGGTCAGGCGCTTATTGTCTTCCAGCAGCTCACGGATCCGGGCCACGCGCTTCTCGTCCTGGCGCTCATGCGATGCCACCAGCACCTCGACTGTGGTTGACGTGGTCCAGGCATTGAACGAGCTCCCCGCCATCCAGCAGCAGATACCCACCAGGGCGAGAATGAGCCAGCTACCGTGCAAGTCCCAGAACCGGCGCGTGCGGTTCATCCGGCGCGCGATCTCTTCATCGCTCATTGGGTAGCCCTCGACTTGTGGAGCTCTTCCCGTAGCTCGGAGACCTCTTCGGTCAGGTGTGTGATCTGCAGCTCCATGCGGGCGTTGATCGACTTGATCTCGGCGAACTCCCGGATCAGCGCATTGTTCTGTTGGCGGGATTCTTCCAGTAGCCCAGCAAGCTCCCTGCTTCGCTGTCGCTCTTCTGCCAGCGCAGCGACCAGGCGATCGATCTCACGATTGTCGCCCCGTCGCTCAGCCCAGGCCTTGGGGAAGTAAACGACAGCAGTGACCAGCGCGGCGGCGCCCCATCCGAGCCAGCCCGACGGCGTTGTGGGGATGGCGTCGAACATTAGCTTTCCATTTAGGCTGCAGACGGTTGATTGGTTGCGAGTGCCGGAATCGAACCGACCTTCACCGGGATATGAGCCCGGGCACATCACCAGACAGTGGAACTCGCAATTTGGCTGGCAAGGCAGGATTCGAACCTACGACCGCCCGGTTAACAGCCGGGAGCACTACCGCTGTGCTACATGCCAATGAGTGGTGCCGCCAAGAGGAGTCGAACCCCTGGCATCCTGCTTACAAGGCAGGCGCTCTACCTACTGAGCTATAGCGGCGAATTTGGAGCGGATACAGGGACTCGAACCCTGACAGCTCAGCTTGGAAGGCTGGCGGCGAACCTTTCGCTTACCCGCAATGCGTGGGTCTTTCCCCACCTGTCTGCCTATCGAACTGCCAGCGCCGACGCCCATATGCATCGGTCTCGTCAGTAGCTCAACGCGCTCGGCCGGTGAAACGATGGAATAGGCTCTCGCGGGCTGCCGGTGTTGACGCAATCACCCTACCGCCGGCTGAGGGTGTCCGGGATATCCTTCGGCCCTCCCGGCGAGGGGTGCTCCATAAACGAAAAAGCCCAGCTCTATGGCTGGGCTTGGTCTTGATTGGCACGCTTCTCCTGTATGGTCAGCTCTCCCCAGTAGCGCCGAGGATTGCCGCACATGTAGCAGCTGCAGACTTTGCCGTGGTTGACGAACAATCCGGCGTTGCGCTCGGTTGTCATCCATTGCTCGTGGAAGGCCTGTTTACGGTAGAAGCGTGCTTTGATGCGCCGTTCGTGGTGGCGCCTTTCGGATCGGTCCATGGTGTTCTCCAATGGCTAGATCCGAAAAAGCCCCGGCAGATTGCTCTGGCGGGGCTTCGGTTATTCGCTTTGCTGATCCTTCATACGCAAGATCGGCAGGATGGGGAGATATTCGCTCACACGCTCAGTGATTGCAATAGGCTATGCCGCATCTTCGAACAAAAGACCTTCCATGGTCAGGATTTCCGCTGCAGCCTGCTCCGCTTCCTTCACCATCTCATCCAGCACGGACCGGATGCCCAGACGCCAGCGGCGCCGAGTTTGCTCAGGCCGCCCGCCATCGCCCCAGTTGTTCATATCGTAATACCAGGCCTCCAGCACAATGAGGTCGGTGGAGCGCTTGCCGTCCACGCCGGCCAATTTCGGAATGGCCCAGGTGTAGACGGCCATGCCCAGGAACTGGCGCGGCGCCGGCGTGGCCACCAGCGGGATCAGCGCCTGGATCGCGTCTTTCTTGCGCTCCCGGTGAGTGCTGTACTTGGCGACCAGCGCATCCCAGTGGCGGGTCTTGAGCTGGCTATGCAGACGGGCATGCACCCAGCAGTCAACATCGGTTCGTGACAGGTCGCCGTGACCAGTACGACCGAGGGTCGCCATGTCGTGGCCGTCCTCATGCCCCGCCCGATAAAGCTTTTGCCAGGCCTGCTTGCTGGTGTTGTCGATGGCATCGACGGCCAATGCCGAGACGATTGCAGCGCGTGCGCTGGTGTAGATCATGCTGCTCCCCTTTTCAGCTCTCTTGTCATTGCCCGGTACTTGGCGGTGATCGCCTTCAGGTCTTCGATGGTGTAGCGGCGTAGCGCCTGATCGGCTTCCAGGGCCTCGACAGCTTCCAGGCCGATGCGCGCAATCAGGCCGATCCGGTAATCCACGGCATTGCCCGACAGGTAGCGGTTATCCTGCTTGCTCTGCGCGTGACAGTTGCGCTCGTCGAAGCGCAGGTGCGGTGCCGAACCGACGCTGCGGTAGTGGCCGGCATCGACTGCGTTGCCAGCCCAGTCCAGTGTTCTGCCGCTGGATATGCAGACGTGGCCGGCGGCCTGGTCGCGGGCGCGAATGTAGGCGTTGAACGCCTGCTGAGCCTCGCGCACGTAATCGCCGCGGCTCTTCAGTCTTTGCTTGCGCACCTTGATGGCCTGGCGCTCGCGCTGGTCGATGGCCTTGCGGGCCTTCTCCTGATTCACCGGCGCCATGGCCAGGGCGCATTTCGGGCCGCATACCTTCTGGCCGGCGCGCATCGGCTGAAACTTGGCACCGCACTCGGCGTTCTGGCAGGTCTTGGCGCGAGGCTTGGTGCTGATCGGTGTCTTGCGCTGGAGTGGCGTGCGCTTCATGCCGGCACCGCCTTGGACTTCAGCTGATCGGGAGCGAAGTCGCCGCGCAGTTGCATCAGTGAATTATCTGCATACCCGGCGTTGCCCGGCACAAGATCATGAGCGCAGATCCACCCGTCACACAGGGCCACCATTGGGCCTGATGGCGTGTTTACGATATTTCCCTTCACCAGGCGCTCGACCAACTCGACAACGCTGCCAGCCATTACCGGAGGAAGGTCGATCAGCGTCAGCGCCAGGTCGCCCGGCTTGAATTGGTGACTCATGCCGCCTCCCCCATGTTGATCCGCATCCTCATGTAATCGCTGTCCTCAGGGTGCGGCAGGTAAATCCCGTGCTCCTGCGCCCAGGCGTCGATGCAGGTCATGAACGAGTGCATGGCGCCCTTGTCGAGCTGGCTGGTGTGCTTGAGCTCGTAGCGCTCGGTCACTTCACCGGTCTTGAGGTTGATGTCGCGAATCACCTCCTCGCCCAGGAAGGTCTGCTTCAGGTTGCGCTTGATGTTCTCCATGTTCATCGGCGCACCGGTCGCGAAGGTGGTCTTGCCCATGCGGACGAAGAACTGGGCGATCTCTTCGCACCACATGTGGAACAGGGCGTTCTGTGGCAGGCTGCGGCCGGCGCCGGCAATGGTCACGCTGCAGGGGAAGCCCTTTTTGCGGATGGTGGCCTGCAGCTGGGCCAGGTCGCCGATCTGGTTCAGGCGCAGTTTCTCAGCCATTGGCGCAGCCCTCCTCCGAACGCATCGGGCTTCCCTGCAGGCCTTTCCGCTTCAAGTAGTCCAGCGCCTTGCTCGCCAGAGCATCGTCACTAGCGAGCTGGCGGCGACAGTGGACTAATTTGCGAATCAGGTGCGCGCAGTCGTCCACGCAATCCGCCTTGACCCGCAGCGCCTCGACCTCGGCGCGGAGCTGGTCACGCTGACCAACCGCCTCGCCAGCCAGATCAGCAAATTTGCTGGCTATCTCGGCCAGGCTGGCGTTTTCATCCAGCAGCGCCAGGATGGCGGCAGGGTTGGCGGCGGCGATGAATCGGGAGTTCGCCGGATGGATTTCGCAGGTGTCGCACACGTAGTCGTCGTGATCGTCGCGAACTTCGCCCATTCCGTTTGAGACGAACCAGGGCCCGGGATTGGCAGCCTCAGCAATCCGGCGCAGCTCGGCCTTGTTCAAGTCAGTCATGGCATGGCCCTCCCGATCTCGGCGGCGGCGCGGACGATAGCGCGACGAACGATCTCAACATCCGCAAGGTGGCCGTCTTCCCCATCGCCTTGCTCTACAACCCCTACCCCACCACTCCCATCATCAAACTCAACTGCGCAATGGCCAGCGCTTGGCTCGATGAGCATGCGCAGCTTCACAGCCAGGCGAAGCGCTTGGCCGTCGTCGGTAAGCGGATTCCAGAAAGTACAGCCACCCTTGATCCACAGGCCCGCGGTCTGCGGGTCAATCAGGGCGTCCCGCTCAGCCTGCCTGGCTTGGTTAATTTCCAGGCCAGCAGCCTTTGCCGCCAACTCCAGCAGTTCCCTGTCGCTCATAACCCCGCCCTCGCCGACTCCCAGTCAAACGGCACAACCACCCCGCCACCCTCGCGCAGACGATCAATGCAGCGCTCACCCATGGCGCGCGGCAACTGCTCGACATCCAGGTTGGAAACGATGATGGTCGGGCGCAGCTCTTCGTAGCGACCGTTGATGATTGCGAACAGGGTCGTCAGCTCGAAGTCGCTCGGCTGATCCTTGCTCACTCCGATCTCGTCGATCACCAGTAGCGACGGACTGATCAGGCTCTGCAGGATGTCCGCTTCAGACTGTTCGGCCCGACGGTCGTAGGTGGCACGGATGGCGTGCAGGATCGAACCTAGGGTGCGGTAAACCGCTGTCGCCGAGGTGTTGCGCATGATTTCGTTGGCGATGGCCACGGCCAGATGGGTCTTTCCAGTGCCGGGCTTGCCTAGCAGCAGCAGACAGCGGCCGGTCGGAGCAATCTCCAAGAATTTGGTCGCGTAGCGCTGACAAACACGTAAGGCGTATCGCTGCTCATCCGATTGCACCGCGTAACCGTCGAACGACTTGTCGGTGAAACGCTTCGGGATCAGCGCCGACCCGAGCTTGCCTGCCAACTGGATGCGAGCCAGAACCTTATCGCGCTGCGCCTCGTCCGCGTCGCGTTGAGCCTTAGCGGCGCTCTCGCACTCTGAGCATGGCGCTTTGAACTCCTTGCCGAGAATGACCGTAACGCGCTGCTCGAAGTCGCCATGAATCTCGCAATGCCCAGGCTGCACGCGGCGCCCCATGCCATTGACCAAGTCGGTCATGCAGGTGGTTTTTTCAGAATCCAAGGCTGCCATCCTCCCGTGGTTTCAGGCCGGCGCGATAATTGCGACCAGCGAAGCCGTTGTGGCGCTCGTTGACCGTGGCCGCCTTAGGCTGTGCGGCCACGCGATTGACGATCCAGTCCACCTCGAAGCCCTGCCATCCGTTCTCGATGGCGATTTCCAGCGCCTGGCTTGGCCCGATGCCGAAGGCTTTGCACTTCTCCAACTTGGCGTTGAGAGTGTTCCAGACGCGCTGAGTGGCCGGCGCCTTCTTGGCCTTGCGAACAGCGAGGTAATCAACGATCAGTGATTCGTCGAGCTTGTGCGGGTTATCAGCCAGCATCTGCGCCTTGCCGAACTTTGCTTTCGGCTCGGGCTTCTCCGGCTCGGACTCTGGCGGCGCCGGAAACGGGTTTTCAGGTTGGGGGGTAATAATCTCTTCCGAAGGAAGAGTTATAGGGGGTTCTTTCTTTGTATAGAGATGGGAGTGAGCAGGTTTGGTCTCACTCGCCACATAACCCAGTGAGACGATTTGGGCTGAGTGAGACGTTTTGGTCTCACTGAGACTGTTCTGTTTCGGCTCGTAGAACTGCCATTCCTTCGGATCGGTGATGCCGATCTCTCCACGACTTCCGCCCACACGGAACAACACGCGGCGTTCCAGCAGATGGCTGATCGCCTTAGAAACGACATCACGCCGCATGTTGGTCTGTGCGCCGATCTCGTCGGCAGTCAGGCGCTTGCTTTCAACCTGGTACCCGACCGTCTGCCGGGCAATGGCCATCACCACGCGGAGCTCCCTTGCAGGAAGGTCCACCTTGGCCAGTGATTCCATCAGTGAGTTGTCCATCCGGGTAAACCCCCTGGACTTGTCTAGGTGAATGATGTTTGTCATGATTGCTCCGTGAGTTACATCGAATCAGCCGGGCCGCAATCCCGGCTTTTTCATGCCTGCGATTTGGCGTTGTTGGTGTCCGGCGCATCCGTGGTAGCTTTTTGATTCCACTCGAAAGGCCACGGAGGCCGGACATGACTGATAAATCTGTTGAGCAAAAGGCTCTGGATACCCTCAATGCCCTGATCGCCGGCGGGTACTTCCCCGAGAATCTGATCGGGACTGGAACGCCGCTGTCGGTGAACACGCAGTTCCTTACCCAGGTTGAAGAGCAGTTGCGTCAGCACTACTCGACAGGGATTCATGAGCCTCCTGCTCGCCCAAAGGCTCGCCCTGCCCGGTCAGTGCCGCTCCGCATGTGAAGTAGCGCGATACCAGGACGAATGCCGAAGCAAACGCAGCGCCGTGGGCTTCGGCTGCACGCTTGCGTGAATCGCTATCCTCAATCGCCAAAATGGCGTCCGCCGTCTCCCTGAGCGAGTCAGCGCAAGCCTGCGCAAAGATCAGTTCGATCCGGCGGCGGTGCTCAATCTCGCTTTTGGTCATCTGCTGCTGCTCGCTCATGGCTGGTTCCTGCTGTGCAATTTGGCTACTGGATAAACCCACACCCCCTCCAATGAGCTGCCTCAGTGGCAGGTCGGTCAGTAGGATGTGAGGTGTGGTTAGGCGGCTTGGCCTTTCTGCTGGGACGGAAACGGCCGCGATTCTTCTGCCGAGAAAGTCCCATCGTCATGCTCGGTGACGTAGATCACCCGCCCTGACCGCAAGGCCTTGCTCAGCGCGCCCTGATACAGGCCGAGCAGCTCGGCCGCTTTGGTCTGCCCCCGCTCGGAGGCAAAATCTGAAAGAGTTATCCGGCGCACGGCCAAGGCTCCTGCATTGAACATGCAGAAAGAGTATCTCCAAGGGAGATACATGGCAACTCCAATGGAGATTGGAGGCTATCTCCAATAGGAATAATCTGCCGGAATGAAAAAAGACCGCCGCCCGCTGACCCAGGTAGAGATAGACGAATGTCTTGCTCTCAAAAAAGAGATCGCTGCTTTCAATGAGCGGAGGCCGAAGGGCGAGCGCCTTACCCAGGAAGGGATAGCCCACGAGCTGGGCATGAGCCAAGGGACATTCAGCAGCCACCTGAATGGCGCTCGTGCGATCAACAAGGAGATGGCAGCCAAGCTGGCCAGCTTGCTGGAGATCACCGTCGAGAAATTCAGCCCCAGGCTCGCCGATGAAATCAGGGGGCTGGCTGGCTCGATTGCCGAACAGTCAGCGGCAGCAGTGCCGGAGACCCGCTCACCGGCCGCCCAAGTGCTCGCGATGCTCAAAGGCAAGAACCTATCCGCAGAGCAACTGAGCAGCATCGAGCGCGCCGTTGCCGAAACAGTGGACGGCGCCACGCCGGCGCCAATCCCCGACAACGTAATCACCGCCGACTTCTCCCGCCGCCCGCTCGTTGGCGACGAGATCCGCATCGCGCACTACGACGTCCAGGGCGCGATGGGCAACGGCAAACTTGTGCACGACTTCCCGGAAATGTTCCGTGACGTGACGGTGAGCCAGCAGCACCTGCGTGAGCTGGGTGTCACCTACAAGGACCCGGCGCACCTGAAGCTGATCACCGGCGACGGCCAGTCCATGCAGCCTACGATCCAGGACAAGGACCCGCTAATCGCAGACGCCAGCATTCGCGAGTTCGCCGGCGACGGCATCTACGCATTCGTGTGGCAGGGCTTCTTCTACATTAAGCGCCTGCAGGTGGCTGATGCGGAGCATTTCGAGATGATCTCCGACAACCCGAACCATAAGGATCGACTGATCAGGATCGATGAGACGTACATCCAGGCCAGGATTCTGCTGGTCTGGAATGCGAAGCGGGTGTGATTTAGGCCTTAATTGACAGGTTTCACCGCCCCCTGATCGGGTTCGGCATAAATTGACAGACTAGCAATAGGTCTTTAATTCCCACGGCGGAGCGCAAGGAGGCGGGTACTTGATTCCTTACGAGGACGCGATGCTTGGCATCGACACCAAGAAGCAATGGCTTGGTTCGGATCGCATCGACTGGGTCATGACAACTGTCAAAAAGTGGCCATCTACATACAAATACAGGGCTTCGCTGATGGTTGGCGAAAGGACTGAAGAAGGCCTATTCGTGCAGCTCGATTACAAGGCGGGAAGCCTGCCCGGTGCGCCTGAGCGTCTTTATTTCGGGCTTTTCGTGCAGAGCGCAAGGTCATTTGCTGTCGACGATGGCGGCTTCACAAGACATAGAAACAAGGTCGGAAAGGGGTTACCGTTTTACCAGCAGGTGATCGGTCATCCGCATATGCATATCCCCGTCTTTGAGGCCTCCTACGGCTATGCCGAACCGTTAAACAGAGAACCCGCCGAACAGCTCTGGCAGCTGTTTCTTATGCGTGCCAATATTCAAGGCGCGCCCCCCCTGAACCTTCCTGACGAAACTGGCCAGACAGGCCAAATGAGGCTCTTATGAACTGCTCGGAGCTGGGGAACGCACTCGCTCTGACGTGCGTTCCGGTAAATCCCGACTTGGTGTACATGGAAAGCCATGTAACGGTACCGTACGATGGCAATTTGATCGGCGCGTATGTCGAAGACATAGGGCGTGACCGCGTCCGCATTTCGGACAACGCCGATACGCTTTTCCATGCCATGACCGTTGGCATCCAGCCAACCGCAGGCAGAGGCCGAAGACTTGCTGCGATAGCGGCAAACAATCACGTTCAGCTCTCTGAAGAGGGAGAGCTGTTCGTGGCGTGCGATCGAAAGGACGCTCACTTCTACCTGACGCAATTGATTGATGCTGCGGCATCGATCAGCTACGCCTGTAGCCAGTGGCAGGTGACTAGCGAGTCGCGCTTCGAAAGGGTTATTTCTGCTGCTCTGAAAAAATCATTCAAGGGGAACATCAAAAGGCAATTCACTATTACTGGTGCCAGCGGCCATCAGTTGAAATTTCCTTTTGCCTTGGATGTGGAAACCTCTCGCATACAGGTTGTTCAAACGATCAGTGCTGTAAGTGATGTCCCGCACTGGCCATCGGTGTACCAGGCACTGGGGAAAATGATCGACATCAAAAACGCTATTCCGGACATTCATCGGGTAGTGGTTTTTGAGCAGGCCGCCGCGAATGAAATGTCGAAAGCAGCCGCAGCGCTCGCTGAGTGTGCGTCCGTCGTCATCTACAACGGCCCTGAGAGCCTATCTAGGGCGCTCGAGTTCGGATGACTCTGTGAAACCCGGCCAAGTTCCGGGTTTCTGTTTCTGAAGCCGCTATTTTAGTCGTGATGCGATGATGCCCTCGATCCCAACAGCATCGAGGTACGCCGCATGAACGTTGTCACCATTCAAACCATCAGCCGCCGCGCTGCCATCCTTCTTGAAGCGCTGCCGCGCACTCACCCTCTCCCGGCAGCTTCGTGCCCAACCAGAACCCGCCGCCTGAACGTGATAATAACTAGGCTCGGACGAGTAGTAACTGCCGGTCTGCATGTCACTGATCAGATATCCGTGTCCCACAGCCTTCTCTCGAGGGCGCAGCGAGCACTTGAGAGTCGCTGACCTTCTGTGCAACGGCAAGCCCTGCTCCCGCCGGGCTTGTCGCCACTCATCAACGCTCAGGCGGCAAGCTTCGCGCCTTTTCTTCGGCAAGTTCGCGGGTAGCAAGCGGCTGACCTATAACCCCATCGTCATTGAATATGACCCACTCGCCTTTTCTCTCCATGATCTGATAGCCGTTAACCGGCGGCTTGATGTTCGGGCGCTCACCATTCATACCTGCACTCCATATCGATTGTGTTGAGCTTCTAATCTGCCACGCCCAAGCAGCGCGCGCTCAACCGGCCATCTGTTCCACAAGCGGTTGAACAAGGCGCTTCTTAGCTCTTCATGCACTTCCCCATCAGACTGCTTGTCTACTGTGGACTTCCCATTAGGAGACGCGCCATGTGCGGACGATTCGCCCAGTACCAGAAGCCAAGCCGATACGGGCAATTGATGGGGCTGGACCTGTTCCAAGGCGCGCCAGCGCTTGAACGCTACAACGTGGCCCCCACCACCGGCGTGCACGTCATCCATCAAGACGGCGACACCTACCGCGGCTCGATCATCCCCTGGGGCTGGAAGCCGCACTGGGCAAAAGGGCGCGCTGGCCCGATCAACGCCCGCCTCGAGACAGTAGCCACCAAACCGTTCTTCCGCCCAATCTGGAAACACGGCCGGTGCATCGTGGGCGCCGACGGCTGGTACGAATGGAAGAAGGACCCCGAGGACCCAAAGCGCAAACAGCCCTACTTCATCCGCCTGAAAAGTGGCGAGCCCCTCTTATTCGCCGCCATTGGTCAGCTGCCGCAGCATGACGAAGAGCCAGGCCAAGGCGCCGGCTTCGTGATCATCACAGGCGAGGCGGATGCCGGGTTGATCGATGTACACGACCGCAAGCCCCTGGTGCTCGCGCCTGACTTCGCGAAGTCCTGGCTGTCTGCAGACACATCCCCCGACGACGCCCTGCATATTGCCGAGCACCAGGAACTGCCAGCTAACGCATTCGAGTGGTATCCCGTAGGTTCGGCTGTAGGCAACGTGCGCAACAAGGGCCCGCAGCTGATCCAACCAATCGACGCCCCCCTGCTATAACGCCTCGTCGGCACACGCTGGCCCGCCCAAAGGCCGCCCCATATACTGGATGAATGAACAGCCAACACCCATTCATCTCCGCCTGGTGGCGTGACCTCGACGACCACGAAGCGCGCTTCGAAGCGCCCAGTACCTACCAAGAGCACCTACTCCGCCGCGCCAGCGAAATGCTGGCAGACGGCTTGATAGACGCCCTCGAGCACTTCGACATGTGCGAGCTGGTACGAGCCGCAACTGCGCACGCCGTCGAAGAGAAGCTATCCGATTTCCTCAAGCCCAACGGCCAGTACCACCTGCTGGACAGCACAGGCCAGCCAGTCGGGCGCATGGATGGCTACGGCATGTACCTCAGCATCGACCGCAGCATGCACAATCGGGCGATTGCCAAGCGCGGCGCCACAGCTTTCCAAGTAACAGGCTTCGCCCTGGGCACAACTATCGGCTGCATACGTGGCCAGACGTTCCACCGGGTCGGTCTCCCTCCCCTGCGGCTTCGTCTAGTAACGCGCCGAGTTAATGGCGAATTGATCACGGTCCACCCTAAAACCTCTACCTAGGTGTTGCCACGACAGGCCACTCCCGGCGCTGCTCTTCCTATCTGGTGCAAGCATCCTCCGCAATGCGTCCAACTGCGTGGACGCTTGAAGTACTTTATATCCACACGGGACATTGGGGGATAGAATCATTCGGCCATCACAACCATGACAAGGAGGTCGCCATGCGCGGCACCACACTCGCCTTTTCCGCAGCTGGCCTTGCTCTGCTGACAGCCAATGCCAATGCCTCGCAAACCTGCGCGTCGATCAGCTCGGACGCTCAGCGCCTGGCCTGCTATGACATGGAGTACAAGCCGGCACCCACTGTTTCGAAATCCAGCAAATGGAGTGTTTCTGAGAACGTGTCGCCCATGGACGATTCAAAAACCGTGACTCTCCACCTGGAGTCCAGCGAGCCGATCCAGAATCGGTATCGCGGCATCACGACTGCCGATCTGTACATTCGCTGCCAAGAAAAAACGACATCTCTATTTTTCGTTTACGGCGATAACTTCCTATCCAGCATTCAAGGCTACGGCCAGGTGACATACCGCATAGATGCCAAGCCTTCATCCACAAAAAACATGACTGAGTCGACTGATAACAAGGCTCTCGGTCTGTGGACTGGCGGCTCATCGATCCCCTTCGTGAAGTCGATGTTTGGCGGCGAAAATCTCGTGGTTAGAATTACGCCGTTCAACGAATCGCCGGTAACCGCGCAATTCCAGATCTCTGGCCTTGAGGATGCCATCAAACCTCTTCGCGCCGCCTGTGGATGGTGACATCCATGAAAAAGGCATTCATAGCAGCGGGCGCAGCCCTTCTCCTGTTGGTTGTTTATACCCAGATCACGATTTTCGTTGTGCCGCCAATCGGCGCGGTGCCTGAGGGTCGGACAGTTATCATGCTGCGCCTGAACAAGACGAACTTCATTGATAGCCCTGATGCGATGTGCGAAAGAATCCAAGGCGGCGTCAGTCTTCTGTGCCGAGGCATGGCTATGGCGCGCGTCGTGGAAGCGACCACAATCATGGCTCGACTCCCCTACTCCGAAACCCTCTACTTGATCAGTACCGGCGGAAAGACCTACGACCGCTGACATCCAGTAAAGCCCGCCGCGTGCGGGCTTTTTTGTGGAGGCCTTAAAACGGCGCCTCTTCCTCAACCTGCTCCACCACTTCCCCGCCCTCTGTCGCATCCTCAGTTTCGCCAGCCTCCCACGTCACGATCACATTCCCCTCGTCATCGAACACCAGCGCCAGGCCGTCCGTTTCGGCGAGCAGCTCCATGATGGTGTCCCACGCCTCATCGGTATCAGTGTCGAGCCGGTGAATCACCGCCCTCCTCTCAAGCTGCGCCTTTGGCGATCCGATCATCGCCGACACCCGAAGCCCTAGGCGCTCCACGTCTGTCATTGATGCTGGTGCCGTCTGCTGTCGCGCTTTCTGCCTTGCCATTACAACCTCCCTTTTTACTGTATGGATATACAGTAATCGAGAGGCGACCGTATGGCAAAGGCAAAAACTCTAGTGGCCAGAATCCGGATCGCCGGGTCCAGACAGTGACGACAGCGGCCTGTTTTGATAGTGGCGCTCTGATGGTAAAGTCGGTGCACTATTGCCCTGGGAGGGAACCCGATGAAATGCCCAAGTTGCGACCACGAAGCGCCTGTCTCAGCATTTGGCGAGCCTCTACGATGCCCGGAGTGCGGAATTTATTATGAGAAGGCATTGCAGTTGAAGCTGAAGCGGGAGATGGATGCGTCGCGTCGCGACCACTCTGAAACCGATCTCGTCGAGGCGTCGAAGGTTGCTGCAGCGGTGAAACAGTGTCGAAAATGCCGCGCCTTTATGGGTAAAAATGCCTCGACTTGCCCAAGCTGCAAAACAAACCAAAAGAAAATGATTGGCACCATGAGGGGGCTCATCATCATTGCACTGGCAACTTGGTTCTTTGTTTCGATCTTTGGTGGAGATAGCGGTCAGCCTTCGACGGCGTCGAAAGCCGCCCCCTCTGCCCCGCCCAAGCCAGAAAAGCAAAAATGCGAAGACCCGATCATGGCTTTCGTCATGTCTCAAAATTTCGTAAAGCAGAGGCTCAAGTCCCCATCCTCGGCTGACTTTCCGTACTCCAGCTCCGACGGGGTGCACATTGGTAGGGTTGCCGACTGCTCCTATCAGGTCATCGCCTTTGTCGATTCACAGAACGGCTTCGGCGCAAGGATTCGCAGCAGATACAGCGTGACTATGACCGCCACTCCTGACGGTAAGCGCTGGTCTGCAAAGGACCTAGTGATTCAATAGCTCCAGCCGAATTTCCAAGCCCGCCATGCGCGGGCTTTTTTGTGCCCCGAAAATAAATATCTCCATTGGAGTTGACATAAATATTTCCATGGGAGATATTTATTCCATCGAAGCGCAGAACACCGCGCCGAAGGCCGAGAGGCCTGGGGCAACCCGCACAGCTCTTTAGTGGCACCGATAGGCAGCGATGAGTCGGCCCTAACGACTCAGAGGGATGGCAACTCTCCCAGGTGTGCAGCGTAAAGCACCAAAACGAGTTTTCTGGCGGACAGGGTCGCGGCCAGAGGAACAATTCAGAAGATGCCGGGCGGCGCCAGTAGCGCTTAACGGCGGAGATATCTCCGGCTCACCTTGCGTGGGCCGGCTGCTCTCCAGAGCGACTTTCCAGGTCGTTGCGGAGAGCAGGAGGATTCATGAAGCAACATTTCAGTCGAGAGCAGGCTTCGAGATTTATCGAGTACGTGCCTGAGCGCGGAACGTTCATTCGCAAGAGGTTTTCACGGGGTGGTCGCGCTGAGTTCTCCGGCCGAGTCGATCACAAAGGCTACTTGCGCACTCAAGTTTGCGGATTCCCCGTTTTGTGTCATCGGCTTGCATGGCTGATGCATTACGGCGAATGGCCGGATGGTGAGATAGATCACGTCAACGGTAATCGGCAGGACAACCGGATAACAAACCTGCGCGTCTGCTCTCACCCCCAGAACAACCACAACCAGCCTTTGCGCCGAACAAACACCTCAGGCGTAAAGGGCGTCCACTTCAACAAGAAGGCCAAGAAGTGGCACGCACAAATTTGCCTCAACTACAAAATCCACCACGTAGGCCTGTTCGATGAGTTGTGCGACGCGGAAGCCGCCATCAAGGCCTTTCGTGAAGAGCTGCACGGCGAATTTGCCAACCACGGCTAGCCCCGCAAGACGCCAGTAGCTGCGGGCGGCGAGCAAGACCGATTTCCTCGATGCCCTTCTCACGAGGGGTATCAGGGAAATCAACCGAAGCCCTGGAGGGCATGCAATGACTGATCGACTGAAGCAACTGGCCGCATCGCTGACCGAACCGCAGCCCGCCTTCAAGGTTGGCGACCTGATCACCTGGAAAGACGGCCTTCGCAACAAGCGCCTGGATGGCGAGGTGGTGGTGACTCACGTACTGGCTGAGCCTGTGCTGGATACGGAAGGTAAGCCCGGCAACCCTTATTTCCGGGAGCCTCTGGATATCAAGGTGGGCCACCTGGATGACGACGGCGACCTGATCGAGTCGCACGTTGACTCCCGCCGATTCCGCCTGGCCTGACGATTCACTGATGCCGCTTCGATGAGGCGGCATTGGGAATCCACGGAGGAAGCCATGACTATCGAAGTAAACGGATGGCGCGGGCACCTGAACATGGGCCTGGCGCCAAGGGAGCTGGAAGCAACGCTGCTGGCCGCGAGCGACATGACGATTAAGCAGATCGCCAAGCGCATGGGCATCTCGCCGGACACCGCCAAGGATCGCCTTGGCGACGCCCGTTTCAAGCTGGGCATGCAGCGCTCGATTCGCGGCCTCGCACTTGAGGCGTACCGGCGCGGGATCATCGCCCCACTCGCCCTGGCCTTGCTGATCGGCGCAGGACATCAGGAGGCGCCAGTGCTGCGCCGCCCTATCACGCCACGCAGTTACGTTCAGTTGCGAATTGCCCGCAAGGTCGAGGACATGCACCTGGCCGCGTGATTGTTCTTGGACTAGTCTTCCTCATACGGCTTGCGTCAGGCCGTATCGGGAAGCAACTCACCAACGGAAGGAAAACACTATGTTGATTTTGACTCGACGCGTAGGCGAAACCCTCATCATCGGCGAAGGCGAAGATGCCATTCATGTCACGGCAACTGGCATCAATGAGTCAGGGGGCCAGGTGAAGTTGGGTATCACCGCGCCACGGCACATTCCAGTGCACCGCGAAGAGGTCTATGACCGCATCCAGGCTGGCAAGCAGCAGCTCGCTAAAGCGTCCTGACTGCTAGGCCCCAGTAATACCCGATCCCGGCTATATGCCGGGATTTTTATGCCCGCGATTTCGAATCGCCGTGAGGAATGGAAAATGCTGAACATCGACGAAGGCCAGCTGAAAACCGCAATCGTATCCCAGGTCGCTGACCAACTGCTGCGCGAGGATGACGACCTTTCCGGCATGGTCGCCGCTGAGGTGAAGAAGCGCATCGATCAGATTTTCGATGAACGTGTTAAAGCGCAGATTCAGGTGGCAATTGACGAGACCATCAACGGATCGTTTGAGCGCGAGTACCGCCGCGTGAATCAGTGGGGCGATCAAGAAGGCCCTTCCACCACTCTGCGCAAGGAGCTAGAAAAGACCGTCACTGCCTACTGGAACGGCAAGGTAAATCCGGGCGACGGAAAGCCAGCCAGCAGCGATTATAACTCGGTCACCCGCGCCCAGTGGCTAATGACCAAGATTTGCGCAGAAGACTTCAGCAAGCAGATGCAGCAGCACGTAACAAACGTGACAGGCGCCCTCAAGGATGGCCTGCGCAACCAGATCGCTAATCAGATGGATCAGCTGCTGGGCGACCTTTTCAGGGTCAAGAGTCTGCAAGACCAGGGCAAAGTCGAAAAGCCTTACTGATCGTTGCCCCGCTTCTGCGGGGCTGTATCGGAAAGGGATGAATGCGCAGGCTGATGCGCGAGTGTAAGACCTGATGGATCGCGGGAATCATGGCCGACAGAGTGAGTAAGCGCCCAGATGGCCATGGCGAGTCCAAAAATAAGCGGCTGAAACCTTCGCCCCGGTGAAAATCCGGTGTCACTGAGGCCGCTAATAGTCATGCCGGAGATCAGCACCGGCCATCCCTTTCCGATGCAGCTCTGCATCACCTCCCTCAGGTTTCCCCGGTTCGCCGGGGCTTTTTCACCTTTCTATGACCGCATCAGCAGATGCCAGGCTGCCGTCGTTGGCCGGGGTTGGTCGCCCTGTGCCTGGCATCTGGCTAATGCGGTTCTTTCGAGGATCACCACATGAACGCACTGCAGCAATGCCAGTGGCGCTACGACAACGCCGAGCCTGACAACAACGACGCCGAGCAGGATTACATCGATGGCCAAGCCAGCCTGTTGCTGACTGGCAACAGTATTTCTGGCGTGGAGTGGAGCGAGTTCGGCCAGGTCGCCAGCGAGAACCTGGCGGATGCCGACGGCGACCAGCACCACACGCTGCAGATCATGCTGGCACTGCGCGACGGCAAGTTCGAAAAGGCTCGCTCGCTGTACCTGCAGCACTTCGACGCGGTGGTCTGCGAATGCGCGGAAAGCTGTGTCAGGAACGCGATGAGCAAGGCGGCGGCATGAGCATACAGCTGATTCAGCGCGAAATAGGGCTTATCGCCAGCAGCCCTCATCCACCGAGCCAGGCATCGTTCTGCATGGGGTTAACGACCATGGCGACGGTAGCCAAGGTCATCAACTATCAGCAGCAGAGCGAACTGGAGCAACAGATTCGTGAGCTGGAACGCCAGCACTGGCTGAGCAAGGGGGTACCCGCATGACAACAAGTCCCGTACCCAGCATCACCGACGAGCAACTGGCCGAGGCCGAACAGCGCCACACCGTTCTGTTGCAGCGCGGCCAGTCACTGCCTGAGGCGCTGGGCCTGCCCCGCGAAACTCGCTTCATCGATACGCCGATCCGCTCGTTGATGACCATCAAGGCCGGGAGGCGGTTTCTGGAGGTGCGTTCGTGACCCGCTACCAGCGCGCCCGGCGCTACGCATTCTGGCGCGGCGCCCTGGGCATGATCGCCCTCTTCTTGATTCTCACCGTTCTTGGGCCGTCACTGGCCTGATCCTGACCAATCCCTTTTTCCCAATACCGGAAGGAACATTCCGTGAGCGAACTCGCCCTGAAACAAGGCTTCAGCCTGGCACCCCAAACCATCGACGAGGCGCTGCGCTTCGCCGACTACCTGGCCGAATCGACCATCGTCCCCAAGGACTTCGCCAAGAACCCGGGCAACATCCTCGTGGCAATCCAGTGGGGCATGGAGCTGGGCCTGCAGCCAATGCAGGCCATGCAAAATATCGCAGTCATCAACGGCCGCCCTGCCCTGTGGGGCGACGCTGTAATCGCCTTGGTCCGCAGCTCGCCACTCTGCGAGTACGTCTACGAGAACACCGACGGCGACGTGGCCACCTGCCGTGTGAAGCGCCGCGGCGAAGAGGAACAGGTGCGCACCTTCAGCATGGCCGATGCCAAGGCAGCGGGCCTGATCGGCAAGGCCGGCCCCTGGACGCAGTATCCCAAGCGGATGCTGCAGCTGCGTGCGCGAGCCTTCGCCCTGCGCGACGTGTTCCCTGACGTGCTGCGCGGCATGCCCGTCGCCGAGGAGGTGATGGATACGCCCGCCGAGCGTGAGGTGAACACCAGCCGGCCGGCGCCGAAGTCGGACCAGTTGCCTCCCTACCCCGACAGCAAGCTCGAGGAAAGCCGGGAGTCATGGATTGCGGCCATCAAGGCGCAGCGCACCAGCCCTGAACACCTGATCGCCACGATCAGCAGCAAGTACACCCTCACCGAAGCGCAGAAGGAAAAGATCCTCTCGCTGGCACCGCTGGAAGGAGAGCTCACCGATGAACATCCATAACGTCGCCCAGGGCACACCGGAGTGGCACGCACTGCGCAGCAACTACTTCACCGCCAGCGAGGCGCCGGCCATGATGGGCGCCTCGAAGTACCTCTCCCGCAGCGATCTGCTCGCCCAGAAGAAGACCGGCATCGTGCCGGAGGTCAGCGCTGCGCAGCAGAAGCTGTTCGACCGCGGGCATGAAACGGAAGCGCTGGCCCGCGCGATCATCGAAGCACAGCTCGGTGAGGATCTGTTCCCGGTGGTGGCCACCGAAGGCAACCTGCTCGCCAGCGTCGACGGCATGGACATGCTCGGCACAGTGCTGTTCGAGCACAAGCTGTGGAACGAGACCCTGGCTGCCCGCGTCCGCGCCGATGATCTGGAGCCGCATTACTTCTGGCAGCTTGAGCAGCAGCTGCTCGTCACCGGCGCCGAGCGCGTGATCTTCGTCTGCTCCAACGGCACCGAAGACAATCTGGTGCAGATGGAGTATCGCTCTGTGCCGGAGCGCCGCGAGCAGTTGCTGGCCGGCTGGCGTCAGTTCGAGGAGGACCTGGCCGCGTTCGTGCCGGTCGAGGCCCGGGTGGGAACAGTTGGCCGCGCGCCTGACTCGCTGCCGGCACTGCGCATCGAAGTGACGGGCATGGTCACCGCCAGCAACCTGGACGCCTTCAAGGCGCATGCGCTGGACGTGTTCCAGGGCATCAACACCGACCTGCAGACCGACCAGCATTTCGCGGATGCGGACAAGACCGTGAAGTGGTGCGGCGAGGTCGAGGATCGCCTGGCCGCTGCCAAGCAACACGCGCTCAGCCAGACCGAAAGCATCGACGCCCTTTTCCGCGCCATCGACGAAATTTCCGCTGCAGCCCGGGCGAAGCGCCTGGAGCTGAGCAAGCTGGTCGAGGCCCGCAAGAAGTCGATCCGCGAGGACATCGTGCTGGATGCGGCCAAAGCCTTGCAGGTGCACGTCGACCAGATCAACACCACCTTGGGCGGCAAGATCCGTCTGCCCCGCATCGCTGCTGACTTCGCCGGCGCGATCAAGGGCAAGAAGACGGTTGCCAGCCTGCGTGAGGCCGCGAATGGCGAACTGGCTCGGGCGAAGATCGAGGCGAACAGTATCGCCGACGGCATCCGGCTCAACCTCAAGAGCCTGAACGAGCTGGCCCGCGCTCATGGCTTCCTGTTCCACGATGCTCAGGAGCTGGTGCTTAAGGCGAAAGACGACCTGGTTGCCCTGATCAAGGTGCGCATCAGCGAGCACGACGAGGCCGAGGCGGAGAAGCGTCGAGTCGCGGAGGAGAAGGCCAAGGCCGAGGCGGTGCAGGTAGCACCAGCTCCGCAGCCAGAACCGGTGGCGCAGGTCCAGCAGCAGGCTGCACCGATTGCTCAGGTCACCCAGGCGCCAGCAGCCGATGACGGCCAGCGCATCAAGCTGGGCGACATCAATAGCTTACTGGGCTTCAACCTGACGGCCGACTTCCTGCGCTCGATCGGGTTCGAGCCTGTCGGCCGGGAGCGTTCCGCCGTGCTGTACCGCGCCAGCGACTTCCAGCGCATCTGCGCCGCACTCATCAACCACATTCAGCAGGCGCAGCAGAGTCGCCTGGCAGCGTGAGGTACTCATGATCGCTGAAATCCAAATGCGCCAGCCCGACCGCGAGGCGCTGGCCGCGGCAGTAGCCGCACACCTGGCCGCCGGCGGCACGGTGCACCAGCTCAGCCACGTAGAGCGCGCACCCTACCGGCCTATCTCCTACAACAACCGCGTCGACCGCAAGGCCAAGGGCCGGCGCGAGTTCGAGGAAGAGGAGCGGAAGCTGGCCGAGCACGCCAAGTCGCTGGCCGAGATCGGCCTCACAGCGGCCCAAGCCATGCGCCAGATGCGCAAGCGCTGGACGGGCCGCGCTGTCGTGACCGGGCCACGACTGGAGCAGATCGCCGCCAAGTACGGCTTCGTTTTCGCCTGCGATCCTCGCGGGAGGCCGTGATGGCCAAGTCAGCAACAGTCCGCAAACAGGAGCAGCGCGAGCGCGACAAGCTTGCCGAAGAGGAACGCCTGGCGCGCCTCCTCTCCCGCACGATCAAGGTGGACCTGTTCAAGGCCACCGACGCCAAGCTGATCCGCTGCATGGACCGTCTTGGTATCGAAGAGCCGCAAGACCTGATCACCCGCCTGATCCACGGCGCCGACCGCCTCGACGACGAAACACTGCGCGAAATAACGGCCGTGTGACATGTGGCCGTGACGCACTCAATGGAGAACAGCATGAATCAGTTCTATGTGCTCAGCCTCAAGCACACCAAGCGCCGCGACAAGGCGATCACACTCTGGCGGCCAGATGATTGCGGTTACTGCTGGACGCTAGAGCGCGCGGGGCTGTACGAGGAATCGAAAGTGCTCGAGCATCTTGGCTACTACAACAGCGGCTGTACCAATGTCGCTATTCCGACCAAGTTGGTTCGCGAGCTCTGCTGTGAAGTCGAGTACGACACCAAGGAGTTCGGCACCTGCCTACGCAACGATGCCAAGACCTGGCGGGCGCTGCTGAACGACGTTATTCGCCCAACACCTCACGAACCTCGCCCTGAATACCGGGGAGCCAAGCACACAGACAACAGCTTATGGGTGCGGCGCCAGCGCTGTGAGCAGGTGAACGAAGCGATACGGATCATCGGCAGCCACGGCCGGCGGTTCTTCTATGACGATCATCGGGATCGGTTCGCCAAGCTGGAAGTCGATCTACGCGGCAAGGTCTGGATCATCGACGAATACACCGGCAAGCGCATCTATACCCACCCAACAACCTGGGGCAACAAGTGGCGCGGCTTCAATCATGGCGGCACGCTTCGTGACCTGGTGGAGCGGTTCCGGGACTTCATCTGTGAGGGCAAGCAGCTTCACCCAGGCTACCTCGGCCCGGAACGCTTCGATGACTCCAACATCTGGGGCTATGAAGAAGCTTCGATGCAGGCCGTCCGCTCGCAGGCGGGCTCCCTGCCCGTGTTCCTCCAAGCATCAGAGCGGCTTATCGCAGGTGGCGCGCAATGACCAAAGTCAAAGGCCCGACCCAGCCGCAAGCCGAGACGCTCGGGCACATCCGAGCGTACATCGCCGAGAAAGGGTATTCGCCATCCGTAGCGGATCTGGCAAAGCTGGCCGGCGTCCGCTCATTCGCCATGCAGGATCGCCTCGCAGCGCTTGAGCGAAAAGGACTGATTGCCCGGGCGCCTGGCGTCGCCCGCAGCATCCGCCCTGTGTGACATATCACGAATGCAGGCGAATCCCGGGCCAGGATGGCCAGGCCACATACGTGCCGGGAAGCGCCAGCCGCCTGGACGCTATTTCGTTTAAAACCTGCATCTACCCTCTCCCAAGGCATGGCTCGCCAGGGAGAGGCATCAGCGGCCAGAGTTACTGCATGAATTGGACGAGCAGATCACGCCCAGGGTCGAAGATGTTGTTCTGACGTGCATTTCGAATGGTGAAACCCTGCACTTTTACCATTTTATTCTGCTGGATGATCATCTCAAGCAGCTCTCGCTGGGTTTGCCCCACGGTTGCAAGCTCCACGATGCCCACTCCAGAAACAGAGTTGGCGAAGTGCCCCGGAGAAAACATGATCCAGCCGCTCCAGTCGCCTTGGCCATAAAGAATATGACCAGTCTGGAGATAATTGAGACGGTAAGCCTGGGGATCATTTGGATAATCCGGGTCCCCCTCAAAAATGAAATCAGCTTCCGCAATCGGCGCCTTGGGGTCTTGCTTCTGAGCGAACTTGACCGTGCGCTCCGACAAAGCGCCTGACTGCAACAGCGCATCACGGTACTGGGCGTTGTTGAGCTGCATGAAGAATGGCCCGAGGTTCATCTTCTGCATGAACAGGTGCATCTGAGTCGTACCTGGACCCGACTTCGCCAAGTAGGTGTACAGCGTCTCATCCAGGCTGTAGCCGGCACCTTCGAAAGCCGCAGACATGTAGCGCCCGAGTACGTAATAGGCCTCAGGCGAACCCTGATTCACCATGGCTAGCTCTTGCTGAAAGCCTTCAGCATTGACAGCCCAGGCGCTGTCGATGCGCTCGATCGCCTGGTCAGTGAACGGTGCAGAGGGTAATGCAGCTGCAGCGGCAGAAAACAATGCAAAACAGAGAGACGCCAGGTACCGAATCATCATCATTCCTTGAGTCATTATTGACGCCATCATTCTGCCACCCCGCAGAATCGAAGCGCTAGCGCTACGTGGCGCCCTCTTCCCCCTTTCCACCACGCCGCATCCAGCCATGGAGGCGCGCCAGCACCCGGAGTACTTCCGTGACCAGCTATGAAGACTTCCTGCGCAACAAGATTCGCCTGGCTGACTTCGCCGGCTTTGAGATCGAGGACAGCAACATCAATCCGATCCTCAAACCACACCAGCGCGCCATCGTGCGCTGGGCTGTCCGCGGCGGCTGCCGTGCGGTGTTCGCTGCCTTCGGCTTGGGCAAGTCGGTTATCCAGATCGAGATTTTGCGCCTGATCCAGCGGCACGCCGGCGGCCAGGTGCTGATATGCATTCCGCTCGGCGTGCGTCAGGAGTTCCGCCGCGATGGCGCCATGCTCGGCGTGACCTTCAAGTTCATCCGCACGCCGGAGGAAATGGAGCCTGGCCAGCACTTCTATCTGACCAACTACGAGAGCATCCGCGACGGCAAGCTGGACCCGAACCTGTTCTCGGCTGTGAGCCTGGATGAAGCGAGCGTGCTGCGCAGTTTCGGCTCGAAGACCTACCAGACGTTTCTGGATCTGTTCTCTACCGTCCGGTACCGCTTTGTGGCCACGGCAACCCCGTCGCCGAACCGCTACAAGGAGCTGATCCACTACGCCGGCTTCCTGGGCATCATGGACACCGGCCAGGCCCTGACCCGCTTCTTCCAGCGCGACAGCACCAAGGCCAACAACCTGACGCTCTACCCACACAAGGAGCGCGAGTTCTGGCTGTGGCTGAACAGCTGGGCGATCTTTCTGCAGCGCCCGAGTGACCTCGGTTTCAGCGATGACGGCTATGAGTTGCCACCGCTGCAGGTGACCTTCCACGAAGTGCCGGCCAATCATGCAGCCGCAGGTACCGAACGCGACGGCCAGGCTCTGCTGTTCAAGAACGTATCGCTGGGCGTACAGCAGGCCAGCGCCGAGAAGCGCGACAGCCTTGCCGGCCGAGTCGGCAAGATGATGGAGATACTGCAGGCCGACCCGAGCAGCCACTACATCCTGTGGCATGACCTCGAAGACGAGCGCCACGCCATCCAGCAGGCCCTGCCCCAGGCAGTCAGCGTCTACGGCGCCCAGGATCTGGACGCCCGCGAACAGGCCATCGTCGACTTCAGCGAGGGCAAGTTCCAGTACCTGAGCGCTAAGCCGGTGATCGCCGGCAGCGGCTGCAACTTTCAGCGCCATTGCCACAAAGCGATCTTTGTCGGCATCGGCTTCAAGTTCAACGACTTCATCCAGGCGATCCACCGCATCCAGCGCTTCCTGCAGCAGCATCCGGTGGAGATTCACATCATCCATTCCGAGGCTGAGCGCGAAGTACTGCGCACGCTGATGGATAAGTGGCGCCAGCACAACGAGATGGTTTCTAACATGACAGCGATCATTCAAGAGCATGGGCTGAACAGCCTTTCCATGCAGGACGTTCTGGCCCGCACCATCGGCGTCGAGCGCATCGAGGTCACCGGCGATAACTTCCGCGTGGCCAACAATGACTGCGTGCTCGAAGCTGAGGCCATGGCGGAGAACTCGGTCGACCTGATCGTCACCAGCATCCCGTTCTCGAACCACTACGAGTACACGCCGAGCTACAACGACTTCGGCCACACCGAGAACAATGATCACTTCTGGACGCAGATGGACTACCTGACGCCCCAGCTGCTGCGCATCCTCAAGCCAGGCCGCATCTACTGCTGCCACGTGAAAGACCGGATCCTGTTCGGCAATGTCACCGGCGCTGGCATTCCTACCGTGAGCCCGTTCCACGCCGAAGCGTTGTTTCACGGCCTGAAACATGGCTTCGACTACATGGGCATGATTACCGTGGTCACCGACGTGGTGCGCGAGAACAACCAGACCTACCGCCTGGGCTGGTCGGAGCAGTGCAAGGACGGCACCAAGATGGGCGCCGGCTCGCCCGAGTACATCCTGCTCTTCCACAAGCCGCAGACCGATCGCTCGAAAAGCTACGCCGACGAACCGGTGCGTAAGGACAAGGCCGACTATACCCGCGCTCAGTGGCAGGTCGATGCCCACGCCTTCTGGCGCTCCAGCGGCAACCGCCAGATCACAGCAGACGAGCTTGCCACCCTCGGCCCCGACAAGCTGGCGAAGGCCTTCACCGAATACAGCCTGGCCAACGTCTACGACTACGAGTTTCACGTTCGCATCGGCCAGGAGTTGGAACTGCGTGGCGCGCTGCCATCGACCTTCATGTCTCTGGCACCTGGCAGCCACCATGCCGAGGTCTGGCACGACGTAAACCGCATGATCACTCTGAATGGCCAGCAGACCCAGCGCGGCCTGCAGAACCACGTCTGCCCTCTTCAGTTCGACATTGTCGACCGGCTGATCAACCGCTACTCCAACCCCGGCGAAGTGGTGCATGACCCGTTTGGCGGGCTGATGACCGTGCCATACCGCGCACTGAAGCTTGGGCGCCGTGGCAGCGCCAGCGAGCTGAACACCGGCTATTTCTTCGACGGCGTGCAGTACCTCAAGGCGGCGGAGAAGGACATGGCCATGCCCGGCCTGTTCGATCTGCTCGAGGATGAGCAGCAGGCCGGGGCGGCTTGAACCTGTCATTTTGCCAAATGCCGATCTACGACTCGAGCAAGCTTGGCATTCTTGATTGACTCGGTTATTTCTTCATTTTCACGATGAAGTGCCTCTAGGGACTCTGCGGTAACAGCGTCGTTCTCAATAAGCCGTAGAAGCCCCTGCTGAAAGTGAACATGTGCTGCAAGCGGGATAACAACCACTTGCCCTTGAGTTCGGTCAGCGTATTCAAACGCCTCACTTCGGTGTCTGATTGCAAAGTCCAGAATCGTTTTAGCCCTTTCCCTGCGCTCTTGGAATCGAGCCTGGATAAACACGGTGAGAAGTGAGCTAGCCGAGCCAATAGCTACACCGATAAGACCTGCAACTGCGGCGTCCATGTATCCCTCCCATCATTCGGACCATACCGGTCCGTAACTGATACCCCATTCCCGAACAACAAGCCACTGGCCAGTAGTCGCAGGCCGGTAAGGACACCTCATGCTCCAGAAAACCCTGCACCACTTTCATTTCTGCTGTGGCCTGGGCGGCGGCGCCAAGGGCTTCAACCGGGCGAAACCCATCGTCGGCAACGTGCAAGCTCGCTGGGAATGCCTGGGCGGCATAGACGTTGACCCGGCTGGCCTGCGCGACTTCGAGAAGCTGGCCGGCGTGCCCGGCACGCTGATGGATCTGTTCACCCGCGACCAGTACACCCGCTTTCACGGCGCTGAACCACCTGCAGGCTGGCGCGAGGCCTCGGCCGACGATGTGCGCCGCGCTGCACAGAACAAGCGCCCTGATGCCGTGTTCATCAGCAGCCCCTGCAAGGGCGCCAGCGGCCTGCTCTCCGAGAAAATGAGCCAGACCCCGAAGTACCAGGCGCTGAACGAGCTCACCTTGCGCTGCATCTGGCTGATGGGGGAAGCCTGGAAAGCCGACCCGGTGCCGTTGATCGTATTCGAAAACGTGCCGCGCCTGGCCACCCGTGGCCGGCACCTGCTCGACCAGATCAACAGCCTGTTGAGCCACTTCGGCTATGCCGTCGCCGAAACCACCCACGACTGTGGCGAGCTGGGCGGCCTGGCCCAGAGCCGCAAGCGCTTCCTGCTGGTCGCCCGCCACGTCGAGAAGGTTCCGCCCTTCCTGTACGAGCCGGAGAAAAAGAGCCTGCGCGCCGTCGGCGATATCCTCGGGCGCATGCCGCTGCCGGGCGATATCGACGCCGCCGGCCCGATGCACCGCGTTCCCTCGCTGCAATGGCAGACCTGGGTGCGCCTCGCCCTGGTGCGCGCTGGCGGCGACTGGCGAAGCCTCAATGAGCTGGCGATCGAGGATGGACGCCTGCGCGATCTGATCATCGTGCCGGAGTACCGCAGCGGCTACCTCGGCGTGCACGGCTGGGACGATACCAGCGGCACCATCGCCGGCCGCAGCAGCCCAACCAATGGCGCCTTCTCGGTCGCCGATCCTCGGTACCGCCAGGCCGCGAACTGGAATCACGGCCAGCAGTTCGGCGTCATCCGCTGGGACGATTCGTCGCCGACGATCCCCGGGCAAACCATGCCAGGTCAGGGCACCTTCAGCGTGGCCGATCCGCGATACCACAACTGGCACCAGGGCGCGAGCAGCCGCAAGCTGCACGTCGGCAAGTGGGACGGCCACACCGGCACCGTGACCGGCTCGCAGCAGGTGGCCAGCGGCGCGCTGTCGATCGCGGACCCTCGCCCGAACTGGAACCGCCACAGCGGCAATTACCGCGTAGTGCCGTTCGACAAGCCGGCCGGCACCATCATTGCCGGCGGCAAGGGTGTCCAAGGTGGCCAGCAGTCCGTGGCAGATCCTCGCATCCTGCACCGGGGAAAAGGCGACAACTACCTCAGCGGCGGCCACTACGGCGTGATCCCGTTCGACCAGAACTGCGGCGCCATCGCCGCCAGCTCGCGCTACGACAGCGGGCGATTCAGTGTTGCAGACCCGCGCATCCCGGCAGCAAATGACCGCCTGACCTGCATCATTCGCAGCCTCGACGACACCTGGCACCGCCCGTTCACCACTCTGGAGAAAGCTGCGCTGCAGAGCCTGGTCGACCCGGAAGAACAGCTGATTCTCGACGGCCTGAGCGACAAGGACTGGAGCGAGCGCATCGGCAACGCCGTGCCACCGCATGCGGCAGAAGCGATCGCCCACGTTATGGGCACCACCCTGCTGCTGGCCGCGCAAGGCGAAACCTTCATGCTCAGCAACATGCCGGTGTGGGTGCGTCCAGTGGCCGTTGGCCTGAGTGTCGCCGAGGTTCCGCAGGCATGAACACCCCAATCTACTGCCGCACCACTGGCCTTCGGGTCGGTGTGTGCACCTGCATGCGCTGTAGCCCAAAAACTGAAACCAGCCCGGCCGGACTTCCCTGCCCGATGCCGCCGGCCAGTCCAGTAGATGACCAGTATCCCACATCGTGAGGTGAACCATGACCATCCAAGCGAATGCGCAACACCTGCCAGGCCTAGAACTCGCCTGGGCCGAACTGCACGCAGCCGGCTACCAGCCTGGCGATGCGCCGCACAAGATCCTGGTCCAGGCGATCGCGTCTGCTTCCGCATGCACACCATCATCTTCAGATCCCAGGCTGCCGGTAGGCATTCCGGATGGATGGAGCGTGTACCGCGATAGCACAGGCGCGATCTATGTCGGCGTTGCCAGTGGCCGCCTGCCTGGAGTCTGGCTGTACCGTGACGGCAGCGCCGCCGACCGCATGCTTTGGGCGTACTTCGACGAGGTGCTCGACGCATCCCCCTCTGCCGCTGCTGCACAGCCTTTCACCGATCATTCACAGCGCGCATTAATCCGCCATGCCATGAACCTGCTGAACCTGCGCAACCATGTGCCAGGAAGTGACGTGGATATCTGCGTGCAAGACCTGCGCAAGCTGCTTGATGGTCAGCCGGTCACTACGCCGCCGCCCTCAGAAGCATGGCGTGAAGTTGTAGAGGTTGCCCAGGCCGAAGCACCAGCAGTTGTAAACCAGCAGGTTACTACTGCCGCCAGCCTGCCGGTGGGTGTGCCGTCTGGGTGGTGGCAAATCATCCACGACACGCTGAGCAACTACCGCATGGGCACGCTGGATGACGGCCATGGCGGCGGCTATCCGCTTATCGACGCCATGACCGCAGATGGCCAGCCAGTGAGCGGCGGCATTGAGGAATGCACCTACCTGGCCGATGCCATCTGGAATGCAATCACCGCCGCACCTGCCGCCCAGCCAGCCGCCGATCTTTCGCGCGAAGTCGAAACGATGGTTCGCGCACTGGAGGAAGGTGAATGGGCAGAGCACGCCGGCCAGACTGAGCTTGGCAGCCGCCTGGAAAACGCCATTACCGGGTTAATCAATCGCGTGACAGCCACCGAGAAATCCGCGCCGGGCGAGGTGCCCTTCATGTTTGCGACTGTGCTCGATGATCGGGTGCAGCGCAGCGGAAGCGAGGCGCATTGCCGCGAGTGGGCTGACGCATGGAACGCCGACAGCGGCACAAAGGCTGAGGTTGTCGCGCTGTATCGCGCTCCCCAGCTCGCCGCCCGCGATGCCGGGGATGATTATTACCCTCCGTGTGACTTTTGCGGATCAGAGCAAAGCGAAGAGCCATGGCACGGGAGCGGGCTAATAAATTGTGTTGAAAGCCGGCATATCCATGCATGCAACAAGTGCAGGCATCACCTTCCGTGTGATGCCGGGGAGGTGCGGGTGCCTGCGCCTGCCAAGGGCGGCGATGGGGAGGTGCAATCGTGAGAAAGCCCGTAACTACTGCCCAGTTGGCTGAAGCAAATCGGCTTATGGAAGAAGAAGGCCCGATCAGCGGGATGATGCGTATCGCCTATCGTTGCGATATCTGCGAGGCCGTATTCATGCACCGCTTTATCCCGTTCGGCCTTGGTCGCGGCCATCACTTCAACAAGTGCATGTGCCAGCTAACCGCCAACAACATGCACCGCACGACGAAGGTTCTGGAGATGCGCGACCATGAGGCCCATCCCCATGACTGACCACACCGAAGAGCTGCTGAAGGTGCCACAGCTTGGCGCCTTCATTGACTGGGCCTGGGGCCTGAAAGAGCGCATCGCGGCGCTGGAGGCTGAGAACGAGCGGTTGCGCGCCACCCCTGCGCAGGAAGTGCGGCAGGAGGCGGCTTGCTGGGTGCCAAGCGCATGCCTGGACAAGCTCCGCAGTGGGAGAAACAACTCCCCCGCCGTTCTAACGGACTGCCCCGGCGAGTTCAATGATACGCCGCTCTACACAACCCCACAGCCCGGCCCTGACGTGCGGGCGCTAGCGGCGTTCTTCATTGAGATATTCGACGGCGCGCTTGATGGTGGCAGCTTCGACGGCGGAGACATTCAAGATGCCGGTGTTCGCCACGGACTACTGATCGTCGAGCAGCGAGAGGAATCGTGCGGCGAGCACTGTGCATGCGCCGAGTACGGATTCCCGGTTGATTGCTACCGACTGGCGCCAGCCCTCTCCGCCCACCGCCAGGCGCAACGCCAGGCCTGATCTCAACCACCCCATCCCCTTTCTATCTGCCCACATACATGGGCGGGAGGATTTGCTGTGTCTGAAGCTAAAGTGAACAACCGCAACCGTGCCGAGCAGGCATTTGAACACGATGTGCGCATCCTGCAGATCGTAGACATGGCCTGCATGACTGCTACCGAGGCTTTCGATGATCGAAACCTTGATGGCGCAATGGAGGATTTCGTTGACCACCTTCTTGACGAGGGCGAATGGAAGCACGACAGCACCGCCGAACTTTCAATAATCATGCAGCGCGGCATTGCCGAGAATGAAGCGCTTGAAGATGAAGAAGATCGCCAGCCCGAGTGCCTGATACGCTCAGACAACGCTCTGTATGCCGCACGCGCGGGCATGCTAGGCATTGCCCTGCAGTTCGGTAGCACCGTGCGTAGCTATCTGTCATCCGAGTGCTACCAGGCTGGTTTCGGGTACATGCGCACGACCTGGATTTACGCAGACACCTTTGATGAGGCCTGGGCGCTTGGCATGCAATGGGCAGTCGCCGAGCACGAAAAAGACAAGGCCAAGTACAAAGGTGCCGCATGAAACTGACCACGCTTGAGAAGTGGGCGGCGCGGCCATCAGAGCGCTCGGAATCGAGGAGATTGCAATGGTTCGCTACAAGACCATAGAGCAGTTCGCCCGCGAGTCGGGCTATACACCGGATGCCATCAGAACCAAAATCCGCGACGGGATCTGGCCAAAGCACCAGGTGTGGAAGAAGGCCCCTGACGGACGAGTTTTAATTGACGTGGAGGGTTATTACACATGGGTAGAGATGGGCGAGGCGTCCGGGCGGCTTCTGAAAGTAGTATCGAAATCACATTCCAGTACCAGGGCCAGCGCTGCCGCGAGCGCCTCAATCTCAAGCCCACCACCGCTAACCTGAGGCGCGCCGAGCAGCACAAGGCGGCCATCGAGCTTGCAATCGAACAGGGCACCTTCGACTACAGCGTCACCTTCCCCGAGTCAAAGCGTGCGGCCAAGTTCGCCAAGCCTGTCGATCGGCAGAACCTTGGCGAATACCTGACGGAGTGGATCGAGGGCCGGAAATCGCAGCTCAAGGCCAGCACCGCAGCGCATTACGAGCGGCTCATAACTGCTCAATTGGTGCCAATGTTCGGCCACCTGCGGCTGAGCGAACTATCGAAACGCCACGTGCGCGAGAAGCTGTCCGCGCTCTCGGTGTCGAACAAAACGCTGGCCAACCTGCAGAGCTGCCTGCGCTCGGCCCTGGCGGACGCCGTAGAGGACGAGTTTCTGGAAGCCAACCCCATGGCCGGCTGGAACTATCGGAACAAGGAAGTGCTGAAAGAGGAGGACGACGTTGATCCGTTCAGCATGGCTGAACAGGCCGCCATTCTGGCGGCTGCGCCTAAGGATCGCAGACCGCAAATCCAGTTCGCCCTGTGGACTGGCCTACGGCCGAGCGAGCTGATTGCGCTGGAGTGGGGAGACATCGACTGGATCGGCAATGAGATCCGCATCGTGCGGGCGAAGACCAGGGCAGCGTCTGAGCCGGAGTCACCGAAGACAACCAGCGGCAGGCGCACCGTGAAACTCCTGGCGCCAGCGCGAGAATCCTTGCTGCAACAGAAGCCAGCGACGTTTCTGGCCGGCGGCCGCATCTTCACGAACCCGGTAAGCGGCGCGCCGTGGGATCACTCCGAACAGATCAGGAAACTGCTCTGGGCGCCAGTGATGAAGAAGTCAGGCGTTCGATATCGCCGGCCGTACCAGACCAGGCACACCTACGCCTCGATGATGCTCTCTGCTGGCGAGCATCCCATGTGGGTAGCCAAGCAGATGGGGCACAAGGACTGGACGATGATCGCCCGCGTCTACGGGCGCTGGATGCCTTCGGCGGACACCGAGGCGGGACAGAAAGCGGTATTGCTGTTCGCTGGCAATGACAGCCTTATGACAACAATGGACGTGGAGCCCGCACTGCTAGTGGGTGCGCGCAAGGATACTAGACTGGCACCTTAA